TAAAAGATTTATTATTAGAAGATTGGATTGATGATAAGTGGTATCCTGCCCATACGAGAAAAACATTAGATTGGGTTCTTAATCAAAAAACCATTCCCATCTATCCAAAGTCAATGGAGAGAATAATTGGTAAAATACCAATAACTTCTTTTCATGTAACAACACTTCATCATTTAGAAAATGTAAAAAAATTACTTGGTAGTAAAAAATCAATCTCAACATTTACTCGTGCCGGTAAAGATTCTCAATTAGCTAAAGGAAAGGGTATTCAGACTGAAGGCGGAGTTATATTTTGGATAGAAGGAACTTTATTAGCAAGAAAATATATTGATATGCAAAGTGAACCAGATAAAACAGGCCGTAGGTGGATTAATTCAACAATAGTTTTTGATGATCCATATTTGGTAGCTTCGGCGGCAAAAAGAAAAAAGATTCCTGGCCGTGAATCGTGGAGAGATTTTGAATGGGAAACAAAAGATAAAATGATGGAAAAATTTGGAACTACTGCAGATAATATCAAAGAATATGAAGCGGCAGTTAAAGAAATATTAAATAAAAAGGCACAGGAAGTAATTGCTGACTACATTGACTTGACAAATAATTTATTGAAAAAGCATAAAAAGTTAGTAAAGAAAAACCTTGCAACACCATCCACGAAGGGTTCTGTTTGGTGGAATGAAATTTTGATATATGGTGCAAAGATTAAAGAAGTATTTGTAATGAGTAGAGTAGCTAAGGGTTGGGAGTGGGATAAGAAACAAAAAGACCAACTTGAAAGACTTACAAAAAATATAACTATTGGAACTCCAGCAAAATATCGTAAGTGGTATACAGATAGAAAAGGAGTTTTTGATGATTAAACTAAGACAACTAATATCAGAAAAAGTTATCGCTTGTGGTGAATGTGTTTCGTGGGCTTGGAAATATTACATGACTAACCAAAAAGATAAAAAGGCAAAAGTTGTATTTGGTTCAGTACAGAATAAATGGATTTCTAATGGTAGAAGATATAAGCATGTTTGGATAGTAGATAAAAGGAAGATAGTAAAAGATTGGCAAACAATGGTGGCTGGTTCAAGTAAATATGCTTTCAAGGGAATGCCAATGAAGTTCTTTAAAGATACTTGGCATCCAAAGATAGATAAAGATTAAAGATACTTGGCATCCAAAGATAGATAAAGAGTATGGAATGGAAGAGGCAGCAAAACATTATCTTAGAACTAAGACAATGTTAGGTTGGAAGTGGTAATGATTTATCTTTCTAATTTAATTCCGTTGAATGAGTATTCTAAATTTAGGCTCAACATCCCTTCTGACATAAAGAATATACACAAACTTTTTAAGAAAAACAAGAAAAAACTTTTTGTTGTTGGTGGAGCAGTTAGGGATGCAATATTAGGAAAGAACCCAAAAGATTTTGATTTGGCCACCGACGCTAAACCTGACGAGGTATTGGCAATAGCAAAAAAAGGTGGATTGAAAACCGTAGAGGTTGGAAAACAATTCGGTGTCGTGATAGTGGCTGGACACGAAATAGCAACATTCAGAAAGGATATTGGTAAAGGGAGACGCCCAAGTTCAGTTGATTATACCGACATCGAAGGTGATGTTAAACGGAGAGATTTAACCATAAATGCGTTGTTCTACGATATGGATAGGGGAGAGATTGTAGACTTGGTTGGTGGAATAGCAGATTTGAAAAGGAAAAAAATCAGAACGGTTGGAAATGCTGTCGAAAGATTTGATGAAGATCCGTTAAGAAAGATGAGAGCATTAAGATTTCAGGGGGCACTTGGTGGTAAGTTAGGGAAAGAAACAGAAAAGGCTTTAAGACAAAATCCAAGTCTTAAAGGTGTAAGTACAGAAAGGATACGAGATGAATTTGTCAAGTCAATCAAAAAGGCAAAATCAACTAAAAAGTATTTACAACTTGCTGATTCATTAGGATTTACAAAACAGATATTACCTGGATTTCAAGTTAAAGTTCCGTACATAAATGAAAACGATTATATTTTATTTTTATCTTGGATTTTACGAAAAAATGATGTAAATTCATTACGGAAATTGAATGGTTTAGCCTATCCTAATCAAGAAATTGTCGATATTCAGTTTTTGAATTCTTTACAGAATTTTAAACCTGAGAATATCTTTATGATTAAGAAGTTTCAAGAAAAGACTAAATTGAGTAAAGGTCAAATTCTTAAATGGGGTAAGTACATTGGAAAAGATTTTAAAAAGTTAGTTAGATTTAAACTATCGGTAAGAGGTAGTGATGTTTCGGGTGATTTAAAGGGGAAGGATATTGGTAAAGCAATACAAAACAAGGAAAAAGATAAATTCTTAAATGAAAATAGTGATAAGGCAAAGTTGTATAAACTTTATACAATGGCAATGAAAATGATGCCAGGAAGTTCAGCCCAAAAGAAAGTTCAAAGGGAAATTGAAAAGTTGAGAAAGAAACTTAAAATGAACGAAATAGCAATGAGAAAAAAACCGAAGAAATTCAAAGACATTTATAATGCACTACCAAGTGATTTAAAGAAAAGAGTTTACAATCTCAAAAATTACGACCAGCGGAGAGATGCTCATCCAGAAGGTAATGTGTTAAAACACACGATTGCCGTTACTAACAGAGCACTTAAAACTGGTGATATAGATTTTGCACTTGCCGCTCTATTTCACGATATAGGTAAAGACTCAACTGCAAAACTACATCCAAAGAAAGGGTTTTGGACACATTACGGACACGAGCATGTATCAGCAAAACTCGTTAAGAAATATGCCAAGTGGATAAAATCTATGGGAGGCAATGTTCTTGATATTTATTGGATAGTAAAACAACATATGAGAATGAAAGTATTTGATAAGATGAAATGGCATAAACAAGAAAAGATGAAAAAGTTTAGAGCATTTGATAAACTCAAAAAATTCTCAAAAGATTTTGATAAGGGTGGACGGAGATGAAGAAACACATAGAAGAATGTATAGCAGTGGCATCAATGTTCGGTAATGATATGGTTATCGGTAAAAACCGAGATAGAAATTATAATCCGAATCTTAAAGTAGTTAGGGAACTAACTGGTTATGGTGTTGAGTTATGCTATGTAATAGACCAAGATACAGATTGGTCAGAGGGAATGAATTCTCATGGAATCGGTTTGGTAAACTCTGCATTATTCGTAAAACGAGATGAGAAAGATTTTGATAAGTCAAAGAAAAAGAAAGCGATGTCCAAAGATGGTGCAAGAATTAGAGAGGCACTTCGTAAGACAACTTTACACGATGTTGTAAAATCATTGGTATCATATCATGGTGGGATTAAAGGTCATACATTGGTAGGTGATGGTAAAAAACTCGTAGTGATAGAAAATACAAGTAGAGTTAAGCCTGTAGTAAAGATAAAAGATTTAAGTAAAGAACCAATAGTAAGAACTAATCACGGAATAGAACATACTGAACAAGGTTATCAAAGAGGAAATGATAAATTATCTTCAGAGTTAAGATTGATGAATGCATTAAATGTTGTACACCAGACACCACATTATAAAGAATTATTTCCTGCGTTTTATAATCATATACAAGATAAGGGACCCAAGTATGATTTAGTTAGAGCACAAAATAAACTTTGGACTTCAAGTCAATTAATTATGAACTTAAATAAAAGGGAAATGATACTTTATCTTGTTCCAGGAGCAGTAAAGTTTCTTGGTATAGAAAATACACTTCCAAATGATTATAAGTCTAAACTTAGTTTTATTGTAAAAGAATATGAACATACTCCAGATAAAAAATATAAACAATTCGTTCCAACTACAAAAAAACCTAAATATAGTGCACTTGTAGGGGAACTTGTAAATCCAGTTCTAAAAGAACATGAATTAGAACAACTTAACGAGGCAGGAGAACAATATTATTGGCCACGAACTAAATTGGATCATATAAAGGGAATTGGTTATGATTCAGTTAGAACTGCAAATAAAACTATAAAGTCAATTACGAATAGGTCTAAATCAGAACAAAAAGAAATTGTGGAAACGATGTATAATAGAGCGAAACATCATAAATCACAGACAAGTGGTATGAGAAAGGCTATGGAAGTTTTTGACGAGTGGTTATCAGAAGATAATAAAAAAATTAAAAAAGTAATAGGTATCTATGGTGGTAGATATCAACCATTTGGCCCACATCACTTAAAGACTTACAAGTGGTTAAAGTCAAGGGTAGATGACGCTTACATCACAACATCAGATATCAAAAAACCACCTAAACATCCTATGAATTACAGAGAGAAGCTTCGTCATATGACCAAGATGGGTGTACCTAAAAATCGTATTATCAAGGAAAAAGTTCCATTGGTGGCAAATAATGTGCTAAAAAAATACGATTCCGAGACCACTGCCGTGATATATATATTCGGACAAAAGGATGCCGGAAGATTGGCAGGTGGTAAAAGGAAAGATGGTGGTTTATCATATTTCCAAGATTATAAAAAGAATAAGAATAATCTAAAGGGATATGAGGAACACGGATATTTTATGACTGCCCCACATCAATCAGTTAAGGTTGGTGGAAAGGAAGTTAGTGGAACGGTAATGAGAGAATTACTTGGTTCACAGAAATTTTCGGATGAAGAAAGGAAAAAATTATTTAAAGATGCATTTGGTTATTGGGATGAAGGTGTCTTTTTAATGATGCATAATAAATTTAAGAAATTATTTAATTGGAAGGAACAAAAGATTACAGAAGCAACTGGTGGAAAATTAGTAGCTGCCAGAAACAAAGGACACTTAAAGGATGGTGGTAAAACTGCACTAAGTACAAGTGGAATAATTTCTAAGTTTAAAGGTAGGGGTGATATCGCGGACGCATTTAGTTTTGCTATGAAAGATTTGGAAAGGGCCATTGGTTCACTTTCGGATAAACAACGAAATAAGATATTTAAGAATGGTAAAGCTTGGATGAATCTTGAAGTTATGTGGCCTAAGTCATCCAATGTTATAAATTATGACAAAGCCGAAATTGTATTTCATGGGGCATTAGAATATGATGATGATGGAAATGCAATTGGTGAGGTCAAAGATAGTGCAAGAATGTTAGCTGGTATGATTAAACAAGTAAATAAAAATATACAGAAACATTATAAGATTGGAAAACCAAACTTTTTAACCGTACCTAAACATCAAGATTTTGATAAGAAGAAAAAGTATTTTATAAGTAAATTAAATAAATTACAAAAGGAATATAGTTTAGGTGATAATGATACTCTTTCGATGTATCATCAAATGTTTTGGCAAGAATGGATTATGAATGGGGCCAGTCAAACTGATTATCCAAAGATACCCAATAAAATATTAGAAAAACTTACAAAGAGATGGGCATTCTTTGATAAGTCATATAAAATACCAATGATTAGAAAAGATTTAAAAGACCATCCAAAATTTTTAGATTGGGTATTATCTACCGATAAAGCAGACCACGCAAAAATGGTTAAAAAGAATATGAAACCATTTGAGGAGTTATTTTTTGAGGTTGGTTCAGAAATAATGAAAAATGTAAGTGGTTGGTTAGCAGCAAGTCCAGATTCTACGGTTCAACGAGTAAAAAAACAATTAGATGCAGCAATTAAGAATGTTAGAAGTGGTGGAGATTTGAAAAAACTCAATACATTAAAATTACAGTTGGATAAATTGAATAGGATAGGTGGATTAGATGCAATAGTTCCAAGTGAAGGAATAGTTTTCAAGTATAATGGAAAAACATTTAAATTTACAGGAGCATTTGCACCGATTAATCAAATAACAGGACTTATGACATTCTAATGGAAGATTTCGAAGATATACAAGAAATCTTTAAGATGAAAAAGATGAGTAATATTAAGTTTATTGTTAATATTATAGGATTGTTGGGCGCATTAGGTGGTGGATGGTACAAATTGGAGAGTAGAGTAACATCATTGGAAGAAGAAATAGAAAAACAAGGTCAAATTAAAAATATTCAGGCCGAAATAGAATTAATGAAAAGAGATCAAGAACTTGAAGAACTAAGATTTAAGTTTAAACTTGATTCGTTACAGAGGAGTTAGTTTATGAATGAACATCAAAGGCATGTAAAGGCAAGACAAGATATTTTAAGTGGTAAAACACCAGATAAACGAATTTTTGTACATATGGAAGATTTAGAAGAAAAAAAGAAACGACAGGAAGAAATAAAGGCAGAAAGAGAACGAAAAAATGACCGAATGGACGCTTTAAAGGAAGCAAAGACTCCTTGGTTTTGTCCTGAGTGTAAAAAGGTGATGAAAAGACGATTAGATGACAAAATGTATAGATTACACAATCATTGTTTTGATTGCCAAGTAAAATTTGAAAATAAGCTTCGAATTGAGGGTAAATATGAGGAATGGGAAGAAAAAAAGGTGTTAAACAATCAACTTTCCTATATAAAAGACCAAATTGGGAGTATAGAGGACTGGAAAGAAGAAGCTTCAAAGCCAGTAGAAGTTTTTGATTCTGTTGGAATTAAAGAAGTTGAATTACAAAAAGAAAAGTGGAGTCAAAATAAAGAGCAAGTTGAAACTATGTCTAAAGAAGCTCTCGAAGAATTGAATAAGATGAAAACAGAGGTTGAAGAAAAACTAAATAGTTTAGAAGTTTAATATTTATAAGTGTATCAGTATATATCGGAGATAATAAGTGATTAAATTAAAAGATATGATGAGTGAGGCTGATGAAGATAGCGTGGCCGCCGCAGATGAAAAACAGGCTAAACGGCTTAAGAAGCCATTAACAAACGCCATTGCAGGAATTGGAAGGTCAATCGATAACATCAATAAAATGATGTCAGATTTTAATTCTCCTGGTTTGAAGCATGCATTTATAGATGCAATAAAAATTGGTGTAAAACGTCAGGGTAAATTTGATGAACGGGCAGCTTACAAACGTTTTGAAGATTATTACAAAAGATAATGATTAAACTTAAAAAAATATTAGAAGAAAAGGTAGACCTTTCAGATATTTCATGGAATCACCAAAAATTACTAAAAGTTGGTAGTGATTATATTCATAAATCACGAGATGGACGACTTTGGTATGAACTTGAGGATGATATTAAAAAGAGTAAGAATAGAACTTTAATGAGATACTTTAAGAAGTATGAAAAAGCTCGTCTTGAACTTCAACATGCCGGCGCTATGTTGACCAGAGCATTTGACTTGGAAAAAAGATGATTAAATTAAAAGAACTTATTGTAGAACGAATAGTAACTACATCAGATTTTGAGAAAATTATTAAACAGGCTCAAAAAGAAACTGGTAAAAAAAGTAAGATACCATCTGGTACAAAAAAACTTTGTAAGGAAGTTATGAAAGAGGGGTTTAATAAATTAGATTACAAGGGAAGGCCAGGTAATAAAAGATATCCTACTAACATAATGTATCAGTATTACGCTTATGTACAAGGTTGGGGACATAGTAAATTTAGAGGACCTGCTGATTGGTTCTTAAAGGGCGTAAAGTTTGACCCGATTTTAAAATGGATTTATGAAAATGATTATTATTCAAATCCATTTGATTATGATTATTTGAAATATCATGTAGATTCAGATATGCAATCAAATCAAGTTGTAGGAAATATCAGACCTGGTTCAAAAGATGTAGAACCAGCATATTATTTGGTAAAAGATTATTGGAGTTCATTTGATTTGAGTAGAAGCCACAGAAATTTTGATGTAGTTGTTAATAAAGTTCAATGGTGGTTGGATAAAAATAAAGTTGAAACAAGATGAGAGATTATTTAAAAGAATTTAGTGGTGATGTCATAGGAGATTTTTTAGTTGAAAATGATATTACAGAGATTTTAAAAGAAGGAACTATGGGTGTAAATGCACCAGTTGATGACGGACCTCCAACATTTTTCAGAACTTTAACCCAATATAAACAAGAAACGGAAAAATGGGTTGAATCAATGCAGAACGAATTAGGATGGAAAGTAGTCCAGTATATATTAAGTAAAGGAGCAATGGATCCAGAAGAAGATTATACTATGTCTTACAGGGCAACAAATCCAATATCTCACGGAGAGGTAAAAAAGTATAAAAAGACTTTACGAAATGTAATGGATAGTTTAGGTTGGAAGGTAATACAATGGATGGGAGTTGATAAAGATCAATTAATAGCCGGTCCACCAATGGCAGCCGGAGTTGGTCCTGATGCATCAACAAAATCGGCCGATTCTGATGAGAATTTTGATGGTGATAAGAAACGACCAAGACTTCATGTTGAAAAATATAATCCATTAACAAAAGATTGGTGGAGTGATGAACTTAGAGAATTAATTACAGAGGGTGGAGCATACGGACATATGGCACATCCTTTTGATGATAAAGATTTAACATTTAAAGATTTGAAGAATATCATAGAAAGAGGTTTAGGTGGAGAGTTACACCGAGAAGATAATGTAACGGAAAAACTTGACGGACAAAACCTTATGATAAGTTGGAGAGCATAGTGAACACATTTGAACAGGGATTATGGGAAATCATTAAGGAGGGCTCATATTCTGGGGGTGGAGGCACTGGCACGACAGATATTGGTGATGCATGGCCAGATGGTTTATATACCAAACGAGGTGAAAGACGATATGTAGGACCTGCAAGTTTAACTCGTGGAATGCAACAAATTGATTTTCCAGCATCAGATAATATCTATGGTGGACCAGATAGTTTGAACAATGAAAGACGGGCAAAAAGAGATGCAGGTAAATTATATAAATATTTAAGTGATCCCGATGGTAATTCAGAAGTTAAGGCAGAAGAACTTAGAGATGATACACCACCATTATCACCTAAACAAAGGGTTTATGGTATACACGGATTTCATAGAAAACAAGAATATACTATTCCACCTGAAACGGCAAATTTTTATTCTACTTCAGAAACATTAGTTAAACCTACTACACCGCCTGAAGGAACTAAAAGTGGTGGAATCCCATCAACGCCTGAACCTGGTTCAAAGAAAATGGGAAGCGATAGTGGATATAGACAAGTGAATCCAAGTGGACAAAAAGTTTTCGCGAATAATAAAAAATTGTGGGGTAAGTGGAAAGACCACAGAATAATGGGTAAAGTTAAAGGTAGAGAATGGAAAGGTGGAAAGTTGGTTGACTTATTACCAAAAGGAGTTAATTAATGGCCATTACAATAGATGTGAATATTGGAGATACCATTTTAGGTGGTAGATTCAAGAATAAAAAAATTAAAGTTAAAGAGATTGGTAAAGATGATTGGGGAATGCCAACAATAAACGGAAGAAAGGTTGTAAATTTTAGAATACCTAAACCCGTTCAAGAAAAGATTTCACGAGATGGTGAGGGGTATGGAAAGTACCAAGAACCTGATGATAGTGATTTTGACGAACCTTCTAAAACAAAACAATTAGAGGGTAAATCTACTTACAAAAAAATAATGGAGATGTAATAATGAAAATATGGAAACTCATATTAGGATTCTTTGGTTTAGTTGGTGGACTTTTTGCTGCAGGAGCGGTCAAAAGTAAAGAGGTAAAAGAATTAGGAAAGGCTATAAAAGAAAATAAAAAGAAAGAAAAAGAGATAGAAAAGGGAATAGAAAAATTACAAGAAAATAAAACAGAAAATAAAAAAGAGATAACAAATCAAAAAAGAAAGTTGACCATTCATAAGAAAAAGGTCGCCAAAATGGAAACAGCCTACGAAAGTGATGATGTAGAATCAGCAGAGGAGTTTCTTCGTAAGTTTTCCAAGAGTAAATAATTATATATAAGGAGATAAAAAATGGCAGATGCAGGAACAATGTTTCGTAGTTTACCTACACCGACGCCTGGTAAATATAACAGGGCAGTTAAAGTGGCCTCAAACACCACAGTAGCATTTACTGGATCAATGGGATACGGAGCAGCAGTACTTGTTCAAAATGCAAGTAATGTTGTACTTACACCGATTCAAGGTGGACCTATAGCGGCCGCAGCACTAACCGCAGGTCAAGTTTACGAAATTGGTGTAAGTAAAGTAACTATTGGTGGAACTGGTGTAGTCTATGTACTTCAAAAACAACGATAGTAGAATGAAAATGAAATATCTATGGATATTATTATTATCCATCCCACTATTTGGGCAACAAACTTTTACACAAGAAGAAGCGTTGGAAATGATTAAACAACGAGATGCTCAATGGGAAGGTAAAATTGAAAAGGCCGATTCATTGATATCATCACAGAAATTAGTAATTAGTGATTATGAAGGTTTAATGAAAAAGTTGGAGAATCAGACAGAACTTGATTCTTTACTATTAAACGCAAAAGACAAACAGATTGTTTTATTACATGCTCGTGAGAAAATGAACGAAAAGATGGTTAAATTAGTTGAACCTAAATGGTATGAAAACCAATATTTGTGGTTAGTAATAGGATTTGTATTTGGAAAATTATAATGAGTGATAAGAATATAAAGTCAGTCATCAAAAAGGAATATTTAAAATGTGCACAAGACCCTGTGTACTTCCTAAAAAAGTATGCTGTAATTCAACATCCACTAAGAGGTAAAGTTCCTTTTGCTTTATATCCGTTTCAAGAAGCTTCTCTAAATGATTTTAAAAATAATAATTATAATGTTATTCTGAAGGCACGCCAGTTGGGAATATCAACATTAACCGCTGGATACTCTTTATGGATGATGACATTTCAATCAGACAAGAATATATTGGTTATTGCAACTAAACAAGATACCGCTAAAAACTTGGTTACGAAAATCCGAGTTATGCACGCAAACCTACCGAGTTGGGTAAGGTCAAATTGTGTTGAGGATAACAAACTCTCACTACGATATTCAAATGGTTCACAAGTAAAAGCAATATCAAGTACTGAGGACGCAGGTCGTTCAGAGGCACTATCTTTACTCGTTATTGATGAGGCAGCATTTATTGACAAGATTGATACAATATGGACTGCTGCACAAAGTACTCTATCAACTGGTGGACAATGTATTGCCCTATCTACACCAAATGGTGTTGGTAATTGGTTTCACAAAACTTGGGTAGGTGCAGAAGAAGGTGAGAATGATTGGAATACAATCAAATTACATTGGACGGTTCATCCTGATAGAGAACAAGATTGGAGAGATGAGCAAGATAAGTTATTGGGACCAAGTGGAGCAGCACAAGAATGTGATTGTGACTTTATCACTTCTGGACAAGGTGTTATTGATGGTGTTATTTTAGAGGAATACAGAGAAAAACAAATTGAAGAACCTGTTGAGAAACGAGGAATTGATAGTAACTTGTGGATTTGGAGACAACCAAATTATAATAAAAATTATGTAGTGGCTGCTGATGTCGCCCGTGGTGATGGAGCTGATTTTTCTGCATTTCATGTAATTGAAATAGAGAGCATGGAACAAGTTGCAGAATACAAGGGAAAGATTTCTACCAAAGATTTTGGTAATTTATGTATGAATACTGCTATGGAGTTTAATAACGCGTTATTAGTTATTGAGAACTCAAGTATTGGTTGGGCAGCTATTCAACAAGTAATTGATAGAGAATATGATAATCTATTTTATACAAGTAAAGATTTAAGGTATGTTGATGTTGCAAGACAAGTAACAAACCGATATAGGAATTCCGAAAGACAAATGGTACCTGGATTTAGTATGACAATGAAAACAAGACCATTAGTAATCGCGAAATTAGAAGAATATTTCAGAGAAAAATCTGTTATCGTTCATTCGGACAGATTAATTGATGAATTATTTGTGTTTATATGGCACAACAACAGAGCTGAAGCAATGGAAGGATATAATGATGACCTTGCAATGAGTTTAGCAATTGGATTGTGGGTAAGAGATACTGCATTAAGGTTGAACGCAGAAGGAATTGCCCTACAAAAAACAGTCCTAAGTAAAATGTTAGATTATGAACCAGTTTATACACAGACCGACAATCAAAATGATGAATGGGTAATGGAAACTGGAAATACAAAAGAAGATCTAACTTGGTTAATAAAATAATAAGAGGATAAAATGGCACAAACAAATTTAAGAGCAAGATTAAGACGACTTTTTTCCACAAATGTAATAGTAAGACATGCAGGTGGTAAGAAGTTAAAAATTGCTGATACGGATAGAGTTCAAAGTGCTCAGAGAAATAGTCTTGTAGATAGATGGTCAAGATTACATACTAATTTATCAACAGGTGGATATGGACATTCACAGGCAATTAGTTTTCAAGCACAACGATTAGCTCTGTTTAGAGATTATGAAGAAATGGACAATGATGCAATTATATCAAGTGCACTTGATGTATATGCAGATGAATCTACAATGAAAAATGAATATGGAAGTATATTAGAAATCAATTCAGATAATGAAAATATTCATGATATTTTACATAATTTATTTTATGATGTGTTGAATATAGAATTTAATCTTTGGCCGTGGGTTCGTAACCTATGTAAGTATGGAGATTTTTATCTCTATTTAGATATCAAGGAAAAGTATGGTATTACAAATGTAGTTCCACTTTCGGCATATGATGTTACTCGTGTTGAAGGAGAAGATCCAGATAATCCATATTTGGTTACTTTTATAGTTGAAGAAGGTGATTCAAGACATAGTTCAGTTATGTCTGGGAATAAAGAAATGGAAAATTATGAAATAGCACATTTCAGATTATTGTCGGACGCAAACTTCTTACCTTATGGTAAAGGTATGATTGAAGGAGCCCGTAAGATATGGAAACAATTATCTCTTATGGAAGATGCTATGTTAATTCATAGAATCATGAGAGCACCAGAAAAGAGAGTTTTCAAAATAGATATTGGTAATATTCCACCCGCAGAAGTCGAAAACTTTATGCAAAAGATAATCAATAAGATGAAGAAGGCACCTGTAATGGATCAAAATACAGGTGATTATAATTTGAAATATAATATCCAAAATCTTACAGAGGATTTCTTTTTACCAGTTCGTGGTGGAGATAGTGGAACTCAAATAGAGAATTTACCAGGACTTACTTATGAGGCAGTTGAAGATATTGAGTATCTAAGAAACAAGTTAATGGCAGCGTTAAAGATACCAAAGGCATTTCTTGGATATGAAGAAAGTGTTGGTAGTAAAGCAACATTGGCAGCAGAAGATGTAAGATTTGCAAGAACCATTGAGAGGATACAGAGAATTACGATTAGTGAATTGACAAAAATTGCAATCGTTCATTTATACGCACAAGGATATACAGATCAAGACTTGGTTAATTTTGAATTAAATCTAAAAAACCCATCTACAATATATGAAGAAGAAAAAATTGAATTGTGGAATAACAAACAAAGTTTAGCACAATCAATGATGGACGCTAAAATAGCAGATTCGGAGTGGATTTATGATAATGTATTTAAATTTACAGAAGAAGAAAAAGAAGAAGTTAGACTTGGATTACTAAAAGACCAAAAACGAAAGTTTAGATGGTCACAGATTGAAATGGAAGGAAATGATCCAGTTCAAAGTAACGAAGCCATCGGAACACAAGGAGCAATGATGGACGCTGGTGGGGCAGAAGGTGGAATGCCAGGAGTACCTGGACCACAACCACCAGGAGCAAGAACAGCAAGAACAAGTAGAGAATTAGAAATGGATATGCCAGACGATGGGTGGCCAGGAAGTGGTCGTCCAAAGGAAGGTCCTAAACACGGAAAAGATTCAAGTGTAAGAGGTCGTGATCCACTTGGAGCACACGATAAACGAAAAGGTGGTAGTGGAAGTCCAAAATATGGAATTGCATTAGCACATTACGACGCATTAAAGAAAAGTTTAGGAAAAGTAAGTCGAGCAGACCAAAAAATATTGGTAGAAACGACTGATGTAGAAGAAGAATATAAAACTGAAGTATCTTCGTCTTTAAGTGATACTTAAATGACGAATTATTAGAAGTTTTTATATTTATAGATGAAGAACTATACACATTTAGGAGCATAGATTATGGCCCAACGAGTAAAACACTCGAAGATTAAGAATACGGGAATTCTTTTTGAATTAATATCCCGTCAAATCACCGTAGATGTAATGAATGGTGATGATAAAAGTAAATCTGTAGAGATGCTAAAAAAATTCTTTAACGAGAACACAGAACTCGGTAAGGAAAATCAATTATATCAGGTTTTGTTAAAAGAGAATTATAATTCTTCTCATAAGGCAGAGAAATTAGTCGATGCTGTCGTAAGGGCAAGGCAAAAATTACAAAATAAGAAACTTCGTACTGAAAAGTATAATCTTATTAAAGAGATTAAGAAGAATTATATTGTAGAGGATTTCTTTAGGGCTCGCATTCCTAATTATAAAGTGTATGCTTCAATTTATAAGAAATTTATTGTAGAAACTACGCCCATATTCAATCCTACAGAAGAAGTAGAAAGTACTTTTTCCGTTATAGAACATATTACTCGTAACAAAGTTAAATTGAAGAATACAGATAGTCAAATAATTTCTGAATTTAAGGAAGAAGATAAAGATTTACGATTACTTTCTTATCAATTGATGGTGGATAACTTTAATGGTAGATATAAGAGTCTTAATTCAATGCAAAGAAATTTATTAAAAGAATATATTAACAATATTTCTAATACCAATTCACTAAGAGAATTTATAAATAGTGAAGTGAAAAAGGTTAAAGAAATCCTTACAAAGATTTTACCAAGAGTTAATGATGATATTACAAAAATTAAATTATCAGAGGCAATTAAACAGACAGATACTTTACAGAAAGGTAAAATAGTTAAAGATAAACAGGTTGTGTCATTAATGAGGTATTACGAACTTATTAAGGAACTTCACAATGTCACATCTTAACGAAGATTTATTTCGTAAACTTGTTCGTGAGTTAATCAAACAAGAATTAGACGAAGCCAACTCTACTGCAAGTGCAGGTGGTCAATATAATACACCACATGCATTTGGCGGTAGCAATAAAAAGGGTAAGAAAAAAGGAAAGGCTGGTTACACTGGTGGACATAGTGATCCAACCATTGGAACAGCCAATTTTAATGCTGATGACCCGAAGTTGAGGAAAGAGTCAATAGTAAATGAAGGTAGATATCACGCTTGGAGAAATGATGACTCTATGACACCCAAGCAAAAAATTGGAATGGCAATGAGAGAGACTCGTGACAATCTCACAGAGTTAGAACGAGTGGTTAAGTATAATGTTAAGTTAAAAAATGAGTTAAAAGTGGATTCAAGAGATTATTGGAAAACCACACACAAAGCTCTAAGTAAAATTAGTGAGAGGTTAGTTCGATTAGCGAATAAAGTCGGTCAGCTACATTAGAAAATGCCTTTCGAAGAAAACAGAAAGTCTTATATGGACTCTTTGTATGGTATTTCGACTTTATTAAAAAGATGGCACACAGAAATACATCGCAAGGATGTCAGTAAGAACTATATGATTAAAAAATTAACCGAGTGGATTAAGAAACTCGAAGATTTACGACATGAAATAATGATGGGTAGAGATAAATGATAAAACTTAAAGATTTATTAGTTGAGAAAAACCTCTCAGACGAAATGAAAGAATTAAAACTTTATATTGACAATGATGCAAATCTTTATCGACAAAAGTATATGCCGATATTGAAAAACTTGTCAAAAAAGAAGAAACAAGGAAAATATCGTAAAGGTCTTGCTTCAAAGGCATTTATTTATCTGATTGATGATGGTGCTAAACGATATGTTAGGTCTTATGGTGGAAATCACTTGGATGTTTTCCCAAAAAGACAAAGAAAGTCCTTAGCAAAGGACTATGTTGAAGAATTTGAACAAATCTTTAAAGATCAAGAATTTGATTTTATGAAGGAGGATTAAAAATGAAAAAAATTATAGAAATAAACGGTAAACAATATCGTAGGATTAGTGAAGGAAAGGTAAATGCAAAATTTATTAAATATCGTGTTTTTGATAAACTTTTCGACACAATAATCAAGATTGAACCCGATGATTTTAATTTAAGAAAATTCAAATCCTTAGAAAGACCACTTACCCAATTTATACACAGAGAAATAAAGAGAGATAAAAAGATAACTTCAGGAGATTTAAGACAGGCTCTTGGAAACTCAGATTTTTATACTGAGATATTTGGAAGGCGTGGTATAATAGATGATTGGTATAAAAAGTCTGAAAAAGATTTTCCAGAATTTATGAAGAAGTATACAACTTATTCGGATAATCCAAAGAAGGGGTGGAGAAATTATAATGCAGGAGCACTTACATATGGTATAAGTAAACCCTTGTATAAAGTACTTGATTCATTTCTAGCAGAAATTGATAATTTAGTACCCGAATCCGTTCACTCGTTTGCAAAGTTCTATGAAAGATTTAAGAGATAGGAGTAGAAAATGTCAAAACAATTAATAGTAGATTATTTACCATTTGAGGTAACAGCAGAACAAATAAACGAATCAATTAAACAAAATCATGGTCGTTTAGTGGTTCATGGTGTCTTACAGAGGTCAGATGCAAAAAACCAGAATGGTAGAGTTTATCCACATGGTATTTTGGCACGAGAATCTCAAAAATATGATGAGAGTTTCATTAAACAGAAACGAGCAATGGGTGAATTAGACCATCCAGAGAGTTCCGTAGTCAATTTACAAAATGTATCTCATAATATTACAGAAATGCATTGGGAAGGTAAGAACTTAGTCGGTACGGTTGAGGTTCTTGGAACACCAAGTGGTAATATATTAACAGAATTATTTAAAGCAGGTATTAAATTAGGTATAAGTTCTCGTGGTATGGGTTCAGTTACACCACTTGAAGAAGGAGAAGGTCAAAAAGTAGGAGATGACTTCGAATTGATAGCATTCGATTTCGTATCAAATCCATCCACACACGGAGCTTTCCTATATCCCATGAAAGAAAGTGTTGGAAACGAAATACCAATTACAGAAGGTAGAACCTGTGGTAAGTATTGTAAAGTCGAAAGTATAATAAACGATATTATTCGTGGAGAGTAACTGTGAGTAGAAAAAAATTATTAGTTGAAAATCCTATTGTTGCAGCAACAGTCAATCATATGACACAAATGCATTTAAAAAATCCACAGACTGGTAGAACAATTAAAGCAACAACACCATTGAGGAATCCAGAACATCCACTTCACGGAAAATCAGTTAGTATTTTTAAGAAGATAAAGGATAAACTTACTCCAGATAAAAAGGAAGAACCTAAAAAACAATCTCAATCTGATGTAGATTTTTATAAAAAACAATTTGCTGGTAGAAGTGGTGAAGAATTAAAAGAAGATTGGTGGGATGATTTGGGTCCTGAAGGACAAGCAAAATATTTAAAAGATAATCCTGGTTCTCAAAAAGCACAAGACGCAAAGAAAGATGATGAACCGAAAGTACCAGCTCCAGATAGTAAGAGTGATACGGGTAAACCTCGTGTAAGTGCAAATCCATATGACGATAACTATGGTCAGGAAGTTGATGACGAAGATGATGAAAGAGATTACGGTGATACACGAAATGCACAACATTTTTCAGATGAACCAGAAGATGGTGGTGATTTAGATTCTCAAATATCACAAGCACAAAAAGATGCAGATGATGCCAATCAAATGGCACAACAATTTGGTGGTATGACTCAAGGTGGAGATTCACGATACGATGATGCAGCCACCGCAGCAAATAAAAAACTTTGGGATCTTGAAAAACAAAAGTCACAATCAGCAGATGATGAAGCAGATGATATGAAATCTCAAGACGCACAAGATTCAAGAGATGCAGAAGATAGAAAAGATGCAGGTATAAAACCAATTAAAGACGATAAAGATACACAAAGAATGGGATCCAGTGTATTAAGTAGAATCGGTGGTACTCAAGATCCAGATAGATTAGAATTACAAGGTACACAAGAAGCAGATAATGGTCAAACTATTATTCAATGGAAAGACAAAGAAGATGGAATGATGGTGGGTGTAGATGCACAAGGTAACATTTATGAAGATGGTGATAGGAAAAATTATGGTATACAAGTTAGCACACAAAGTGATGTGTTTGGAGATGACCAAAATGCACAATTATTGTATAAACAAAAGAAAGCTCGTGAAACTGGAGGTATAGATCCATATACTGGTAAACAATACCCAAAACCAGCTAGAACTGGAAAAGAATTATCTCGTAGAGAGGCTAAACAATATATTAGGAGAAACAAAATGAAAATAAGTGAAGATATTCTTCGCAAAGTAATCCGTGAAGAAATTAAAAGTCTGATGAAGGAAGATGAAGAAGCTTTCTCTCAACCAATTCCTGCAGTAATTGATAGATATATGAAAAAGTTTATTGATGCGGTAAGTAGAGGTAATCTTAATCGTAAAAGGAAGTTAGCTATCTTGGGTAGAACTATTGTAGCATTACGATTAGATCCACAAGAAGTTAGTAAATATGCTAGATTGGTTAAGAGGGAATTATAGTGAAAAAGAAACAAGTATTTGATATGACTCGAAAGTGGAAAACCTTCCGTCTTGATGAAAAACTAAACGAAGAAAATGAATCTCTTTGGACTTGGGTATACAAAGGTTTCTTGGGTGGATTCAAAAAGGCCGAGAAAAAAGGTGGGGGTAGTGTTAGTTTAGATGAAGTTGCACGAGGTGTTGCATTTTTAGTTAAAACAGAGTTTGGTGGAAATGCTAAAAATGATTTTGTAAAATCACTTAAAAAGTATATTAGATAATGAAACCTGGTCACCATACTTGACCATATAGTGGTGAAGAACATCCAGTTTGGGTGAAACATGAGGAAGAACCTGTGAATGATTATAAGAAAAGAATGAAAGAATACATTACTGATTTAGTCAAACAGGAAATTGTTGCTCTTGGTGAAGAAACGAAACGAGATTATAAAAAAGAGTATAAGAAATATGGTTCATCTACCAAAGCCAAAAAGTATAGGGCCGAGTTGAACCAATACAATCGTAAAAAAGGTACTTATGGTAATGGAGATGGTAAAGACGCTTCACATAAAGGTGGTAAGATAGTGGGATTTGAAGCACAATCCAAGAATCGTGGAAGAGCCGAAAAGAGTCGTTTGAAAAAAGAAGCCAGAACTATTAATGTCGAACCTAATTGGGAAGGTTTATACAGATTTATGATGAATATGAAAAAAACTGATAAGTCAGCTTTTAGTAGAGTTACTAATAAGATGGGAACTGAGTGGAAAAAATTAGAGAAGATGGCAGAAAAGAATAAATGGACCGAATCAGTAAATGAAAAGGTAATTAAAGTTTCTAAAAAAGATGATATACCAGGTAATCCTATGAAGATGAGTGGTGAAGAAAAAATTAAAAAGTTAGTTTATAGTGGAAGTATTGATAATAAAGGTAGTTACGAGATTAAAGGAAATAAATTAAATGTGATTGGTATAAGACCAAGAGACAAAGGATTTTTCGTAAGACATTTTACAATGAAAACTGGATTTAGAAAATCAAATCTATACTATGATGGTGTTCATTGGCAAGGTAAGAAGAAATTTTAGGAGTTTAAAATGAAAGCATCAAGATTAAGAGAAATTATCAAGGAAGAAGTTCAGAATATTATCAATGAGGGAACTCGTTGGGGTGTTGGTATTGAAGCTCCAAGTGGTAAAGTACTATCTACTTATGGACACTACGATGGTTATCCTTCTTGGGTAGGAAAACACTTGAAAAGGTATTATAATAATTCAGCGAAAGTAAAGGAATTAATGAAACTTGGTAAACAGGGTATTTCTACACTTGGTAAAAAAATTAAGGGTAGTAAAGACCACTCTTTTGATAAACCTGATAAAGATGTAACTGTATTTTATGGTCGTGATAGAGGAGAGAAAGGTAATGCTACAAGTAAATGGAAAGATAGAGATGAAATAAAGTTTCATAGTGGTGAAGAATTTTTTTACATATGGAATGTTAAAGAGAAAAAGTGGTATTATAGAGCAGAATATGGTTCTCCACAAGATTGGACGGAGTTAAAATAATGAAAAAATTAAAAGAAATATTACACGAGAGTAAATATCTCAAAAGAGAGTTTGGTGATAAATTACCTACATTAGATAGTGTGATGAAACAACATCAAGAATCTAAAGAACAAATAACTGAAGGAAGTTTACCAAAGTTCCAAGCATTAAAAGATGTTAGTGATTATGACAGAGATTGGGGCCAAACATTTAAAGACATAGGACGCGGATATCCAAGACTTGATTATGGTCCAAGAGAAAACGATATGTATGATTGGAATAGTAGAGCAAATTATCAAGCAGCAACAAAAGAATATCATACACATATGAGTAAAGTAGCTAAAAAACTTAATACTGCTATAAAAGAATTAGATGGCCTTTATAAAGTGTGGAGTAAGATAATAGATAAACATCGTAAGAATGATGGAAGTACTTGGTAAAAATGCCCTTCAAATCTGAAAAACAGAGAAAATGGATGCACGCTAACGAACCTGAAATGGCTAAAGATTGGGAAAAGAAAGAATCTTTAAAAGAAAATAGGGCAAAATTAGTTAAAAATATAATACAAGTCTATAAGGATTTGGATAAAAAATTTAAGAATTACGACCATACACGGATTACAAATTGGGGTAAAGTAATAAGACATCTCACACCGAAATTTGGTGGTAATAAAGAATTAGCATCACATATAGCTCTTTCTTATAATAGTTACAGAGGTGGTGAGGATATAAAAAAGAATATAACCAAACTTATCAAATATACTCAAAAGATGACTGGTAAAAAACTTGAAGCAACAACCACTTCTGCAGTTGCACCATATGATACACCAAAGGCATTTAAAAAATCTACATATAAAGCAATACAAGTCGATGATGAAGATGATAGTGATGAATTAATCGGTGGAATGAGAGACTATAGAAAGAAGATTGCTAAACTTGATAAGAAAGAATCCGTAAAAGAAGGAATAACTGATAGAGGATATTCAGAGTTAGGAAAGCGTGGTCATAATTTACCCAGGGCAGCAAAACAATTCATCATGGCCCTTAGAAAAAAAGATGATAGAGAAATTGAAAAATATATAGACATCATAGCTGATTTGATGAAATGGATGCAAACGACATTGAAAAATCCAAGATTTAATGAATCTATAGTAAAAGAAGATAATATTAAATTTTCTAAAGAAGAAATGGCACAGTTACATAAAGATGGTAAAATAGAAAAAGGTGGTCATACAATAGAGTTTGGTGAATCAATAAATGAATCAGATTTAGATATGTTGGAAAGATCAGGTGATTATGGGTGGGATTGGAAAAACCTTACAGTTAAAAAAGGTAAAACAGTAAAAGTTACACATAAGAAATCTGGAAAATCATTGATTATTATAGATAAACCAAATGTAAAAAGGGAATATGAAAAAATAGGATATTTTGCTGAAGGGGAAGTAAATGAAGATTTTTGGGCACTACCAGCCGGATGGAGTTCACAAGAAGCAAGATTACATTTAGACTCAGACATCAAGAAGATGTCAAAGATTTTAGGTAAAGCATCACAGCAAGTCATTAAGATTATGATGAATGGTGTAAAGGGTGATAGATATGATGCTTTGGATATCGTGAGAGGTATCGAAACTGGACCTTGGAATAGAACACACGAAGGTGAAAGACCTTTTATGAAAATGTTGTGGAACAAAGTTCGTAATGGGTTCAGAAGATATTCAAAAGACCGAAAATTAAGAAAATAGATATTTATATTTGATTAGGAGACATATAATGGCTAAACTAAAAGATTTAATTAAAGAACATGCAATGTTAGGTGGAATGGTTTCACGCAATGCATTCTCAAATATTGATATGGGATTTAAAACCCAAAAAAAATCAACAAAACTTACTGATATAGTAGAAGATGTCTATGGACAATCTACTCAAAAAGTAAATGTAAAAGAGTTTATGGGTGAAGTTGGTAATTTCAATGCATTTGGAAATGAAATTTATCGTGAAGGTAATTTAAGACAATTAGCAGAAAGACTTTCTCGTTTAGCAGAAACTGCAAAACAACATACCTTACAAGAAACCGAAGATTGGTTTGATAAAATCACGGTAAATCGTAATATGAAAGAATTAACAGGTCTTTCTAATCAATTTAAGAAAGTTGCTACAGAAGCTCAATCATTACAAGAAAGAATGAGTGGACTATATGAAGATATGGGACACATTCTTGGTAGATATTATGAAATAAATGAATCAACTCCAGTTGATACAGCAGAAGGTAAATCATACAGAGATGGTGATGAATTAGAAGCAGACACAGTTCAAGAAGGTTCATATGAAGATTTTTTCAAATCTGCACTCGAAAAATGGGGTGTATCTGAACCAGATCAACTTGATGATGAAGAAAAATCAAAATTCTTTAATTATGTTGATGCAAATTGGAGTGGTGAAAACGAAACCGATTAAGAAGCGGAGGTTACTTGGAAATAAAAGTAAAAAATAATAATATAGAGTTCGCTCTACGGTTATTAAAAAGAAAAATTAAAGATAGTGGTTTAATGGTAGAGTTGAGAGAACGACAATACTATAAAAAACCATCAGCAAAAAGATCTGAACAAAAAAAGTTGGGAAAGGTTCGTAATTGGATTAGACAACACGAGAATAATCCAGATTGGTGTGGAGAACCACCAACATCAGGACTTAAAGAAAAACTTAAAAGGCAACGCCTAAATTACAAAAAATAACAGTTTTTTTAATTTGTGTATATTTATATACACAAGAATATGTCATTCAATCGTATATGACATACCGATAATGTAAACCGCATTAAAGTTCCTAATAACTTTATTAATTCCATCCAAGTATTTTATGCTTGGAAACAAACTCTTATGGAGAAACATAATGGATGATCTTTTAAAAGACGCAATAGCAGACGCTAAAGCTGTCCGAGAAACGGCACTTGCAAACGCTAAAATAGCTCTTGAAGAAGCTTTCACTCCCCGTATTCAATCCATGCTTTCACAGAAGATTCAATCTGAAATGGAAGGTGAAGAAGAAGTTCCTGGTGAAGAAGTTCCTGTAGAACAGGAAGAACCAGAAGCTGAAGAAGAACCTGAAATAGCAGTTGAGCCTGAAGTTGGTGAAGAACCTATTGTCGCACAGGATGAAGTTCCTGGTGAAGAAGTTCCCGTTGAAGAACCTATCGTCGCACAAGACGAAGTTCCTGGCGAAGAAGTTCCTTTTGAAGAACCTGCAGTAGCAGATGAAGATGAAGAATGGGCAGAAGAACCAGCAATACCTGAAGAAGGTGTGATTGAAATTAATGGTGTTAAATATGCTCCTGTAGTATCTGAAGAAGAAGAAGAAGTTGAAGCTCCTGTTGAAGAACAGGAAGGTGAAGATGAAGATGAACTCGACTTAGAATCTATCCTTAAAGAACTTGAAGATGAAGCAGATGATGCTGATGTCAACGAGGAATATGAGGAAGGTGAAGTCGGTGATGGTCTTTCTTCTGATGAAGCAGAAACTGCAGACCAAGCAGATTTAGCAGAAAATGATGTATCTTCTGATATCGGTGATGCCGATAATAAAGTCGCTGACGACGCAGCAGATTCGTCTGATATCGGTCAAGGTTCGGAAGAACCAGCAGCCGCAGACGCACCAGCAGCAGGTCACGAAAACTCAGAAGATGAGGAAGTGGATGATTTAGTTGAAGTCAATGGTGTTCAATACGCCAAAGTCAAAGAACAAGATGATTTTGAAGCCCGTAATGGTGACTTAGAAGTCAACGAGGAAGATGACATTGACCTTGAAGAAATCTTGAAAGCACTTTCAGAGGGTGATGATGAAGATGGTGAGAAAGCTGAAGAGCAAGTATCTAAACTTACATCAGAACTTGATGAGCATCGTAAGGTAGTGAAGTATCTTCGTTCTAAGTTGAATGAAGTAAATCTACTTAACGCAAAACTATTGTTCACTAACAAATTATTCCGTGCACACGGTTTAACTAATGAACAAAAGTTGAAAGTAGTAGAAACCTTCGATAGAGCAGCAAACCTAAGAGAAGTTAAGTTGGTATTCGCCACCTTGGCAGAATCTTTTGGTAGCAAAACGGCAAACGCAAGTACGCCAAAACCAATTAAAGAGAGTAAAGGCACCGCCTCTAAAGCAACTGCTTCTACCAAACCTAAATCAACACCAAAAGTGATTGAAGAAGGATTTGATATGAAGAATCGCTTCCAGAAGTTAGCTAATATTCTATAATAGTAATTAATAACGATATTTTTTTGGAGAAAAAAAATGGCAGACAATTTACAGTCCATCGAAAAACTGATGGATAGCTATGATTCCGAACGCAGTCGTTTAGCAGAAACCCAAAAGCTAGTCAATAAGTGGGAGCCCACTGGATTACTTGAAGGTCTTGAAGATACAAATAAGCAACATGGAATGGCAGTTCTTCTTGAAAACCAAGCTCGTCAGTTAATAGATGAATCATCTAAAACTGGTACAGCTTCGAATTCAGAAGAATGGTCAGGTGTAGCACTTCCTTTGGTTCGTAGAATCTTTGGTGAGTTAGCAGCACAAGACTTTGTTAGTGTTCAACCTATGAACCTACCAAGTGGTCTGATTTTCTATCTTGACTTTAAATACGGTACAACTCAAACTGCTCAACACTCTAAGGGATCGTATATACACGGTAACACATCCGCATCTAACGCAGATGCAGCTGGTGGTCTATATGGTGCAGGTAGGTTTGGATATTCGATTAATGACCAAACATCTCCTGGTATCCCATCTGGATCCATCACAAGAACTTCTGCTTCATGGGCAGATGTTGAGTTCGAACCTTCATTGAGTTCGTCAGTAGCAGTCGCAGGTACATTAGCAAATCGAATCTTTAAGATGAGAATTGCAAAAACTCAGTTAAACTCTGGGTCTAATGTAGATTGGGAAGGTGCAAGGGCATTCGCAATTAGTGGTTCAAACATTACAGCAACTTATCCAGCATACACTACAACTGATTCCACTTACATATATTTTTATGTAAGAGGTGCAGGTTCAAGTGGTGCTAATGGTAAGATGTCTTGGGTGAAATTTCATAAACAACCTGGTGATACATCACGAGGTGATTTTGAACAGAGTACTTTTACTACTCCTTCACCTAATTCAGCAGACGATGTTGATATTCCTGAGATTGATATAGCTCTTCGTTCAGTTAGTATAGTTGCGAAAACTCGTAAACTTAAAGCTATCTGGACTCCTGAGTTAGCTCAAGACCTTAACGCTTATCATTCAGTTGATGCAGAAGCAGAACTTACTTCTATGTTGAGTGAGTACATTTCAATGGAAATTGATTTGGAAATCCTTGATATGTTGAAACAGAACGCAGACGCTAAGACTGAGTATTGGTCAGCTAAGACTGGATTTGAGTATGATTCAGCTTCTTCAGTATTTACTGAAGTTTCTGGTAACTCTAACGCTTACACGAAAGGTGAGTGGTTCCAGACTCTTGGAAACAAACTGCAAGCAGTAAGTAACACAATCCATCAGAAAACTCTTCGTGGTGGTGCTAATTTCATGGTGGTTTCACCTGAAACAGCAACCGTTATCGAAAGTATTCCTGGATATGCTTCTGATTCAGATGGTGATTCGAGCAATACATCATATGCAATGGGTGTACAGAAAGTTGGTGCATTGAATAACAGATTTACGGTTTATAAAAACCCTTATATGTTAGAAAATGACATCCTACTTGGTTTCAGAGGATCTAATTTCCTTGAAACTGGAGCTGTATACGCACCGTATGTACCATTAATCATGACTCCACTTGTTTACGATCCTGTTAATTTCACTCCTCGTAAGGGTGTAATGACACGATACGCGAAGAAGATGGTAAGACCTGAATTCTATGGTAAGGTAATCGTAGCTGATATTAATTACGTTTAATCGTAGTTAAATCACAGATCTAACAAAAAAGGGGGTTGAAAAATCCCCTTTTTTTGTGCATTTGATATTTATATATGACAGTTTTTACAAATTATAATATTTATAGTTAATAACGGAGAAGAAAAATGGCAGTGTCATACACAAAACCACCAGCAATATCACAATCAACATGGAACAAAGTTTCTTGGAGTTTTGATACAGGTTCAAATCATCCTGTATTGCATGGACAAGATGTTGAAGGGAATGGTGCTGAAACACATCCGATAGCCAAGACAATTACTTACTATTTTACAACAAAAGATGATAGTGGAAACTTACGTTTCCCAACACAGGCAGAAGTTAATGCATGGGCAGGTTCTATGTCAGCCTCTGGTATAGATATGTCTGGTTCATGTGAATTAATGTGGGATGAAGAATCAAAGAAATTTTCCTCAAATCAATCACACGGAGTACATTACGCAACAGCATGGGAAGCAGGTGCGGTTGGAACACTACCTTCAGCGTCCGCAAGTTAATATACTATAGTAGATATTATTTATTAAATGAGGGAATTCAATTTGAGTTCCCTTTTTTATTGCCGTTATATTTATAGTTGACAAATAATATCTTTTTTAGGAGATTATAATATGGAAGCTATATGGCCAGGTAGTGGTTCAGGAATTCATCCAGATAGTGGTTCGACACCATTTGGATTATATGATTCAGATTCGTCATTTCAAGGGGACGGACCTAAATTTGCAAAATGGTGTGCTCAGAGATTGGGCTATCCAATTATGGCAATTGAACTACAAGACATACAATTTTATGCCTGTTTTGAAGAGGCAATTACAGAATATTCAGCACAAGTAAATCAATTTAATATCAGAGAGAATCTATTATCTTTACGAGGACAGGCAACTGGTTCAAATGTTACTCATAAACGAGTTACACCTAATTTTGCAGATGCAATTAGAGTTTCGGAACAATATGGCACAGAGGCAGGAGTGGGTGGAACTATAGAACATTATAGTGGTTCTATTGATATTGTTAGTGGTTCACAAGTATATAATTTAAATACATTGATATCAGATGCAAATCATAGTGGTTCAGCAATAGAGGTTAGGAAAGTATTTTATGAAGCAAGTCCAGCAGTTCAACGATATTTTGACCCGTATGCAGGAACAGGAGCTGGTTCTTACAATATGTTAGATGGTTTTGGTTGGGGTAATATGACACCAGCCGTTCAATTTATGATGATGCCGATATACGCAGACCTTTTGAGAATGCAAGCAATTGAATTTAATGACCAATTTAGAAAATCAGCACATACTTTTGAATTGAAAAATAATAAATTAAGAATATTTCCAAATCCGACCACAAATTATAAATTATGGTTTGAATATATCTTAAAATCGGATAGGGATGATCCTACACAGACTGCATATGGAGAAACATCCAACACAGTTTCTGATTTCTCAAATGTTCCTTATGATAATATGCAATATCAGTTTATAAATGATGTAGGAAAACAATGGATTAGAAAATATGGACTTGCATTAACTAAAGAATTACTTGGAATGGTTAGGAGTAAGTATGGTACTATACCAGTTCCAAATGCAGAAACAACTCTTGATGGTGATACATTAAGAACTGAAGCACAAAGTGAAAAAGAGTTTCTCGTAACACAATTAAGAGAAAACCTTGAGGCGGCAAGTCGAAAAATGATGTTAGAGGCAGATAGTGAAGAATCAACACGACTGCAAGAAAAATTACAAAAAGTTCCTTTACCAATTTACATAGGATAATATTATGGCAGGAAGATTTTTACCACAAAGAGACTTAAATGTTTTTGAACGGGTAAATAAAGAGCTAATTGGTGATCTTCGGTTAGGAAAAGACGGAATAATCAACCAACAAGTAGTTCTTTATAAAGTATCAGCACACGACACTATGACCAATTTGTATGGAGAAGCAACTGGTGGAAAAAAATGGAAAGATGGTGTTAAATTTGCTTGTTTAGTAGATGCTGCAGATTTTGATTGGAATACCGATGAATTTAGTGCAGATGAACAACAAAATGCTGATTTTCATATACTTAGACAGACTTTAATTGATTTATCATTAGTTCCAGAAGTAGGTGATGTTATTGAATGGAATTGGGCATATTTTGAAATCAGTTCTATAAATGAGAACCAACTTGTTGGTGGGTTACAAGATAATAATTGGACAGTAAGTTGTGGAACATTTAGAGTTAGATTTTCTAATCTAAACATTGAACGAATACGGAGTATTTAATGGCAGTAGATATAGTAATGGGTAGACAAAAACCCATTCCCAGATCAAAAAGAACACCTATACAGAGAGCAACTCAACTTAGACGAGATACGGATGATGTAAAAGATGTATCTATCAGTTTAATGGACTTGGACTCTGCTATAATGTTTTATTTTACTGAAGTGATAAAGCCCACAGTTTTAGAAAATGGTGAAACCGTAAAAGTACCTGTAATGTACTCATCACCAGAAAGGTGGTATGCAATAAGAAAAACTGGTTTTATGAGGGATTCAAAAAGACAAGTTATATTACCCGTTATAGCATTCAGACGGACTGGAATGGAAAAGGATACGACCATACCAATAGATAAAATGGATCCAGAAGATCCAAAACTTCATTGGCAGTTTGAGAGAAAATACAATGATGCTAATAGATACGATGCATTTTCAGTTCAACAGGGATTATTACCACAGAAAGAATACTATAATGTAGCAGTTCCAGATTATATGGTGTTAAGTTATGATTTTATTGTTTGGACTTCTTATATTGAACAAATGAATAAATTGGTAGAAAGAATTAATTGGTCTGCGGGTTCTTATTGGGGTGAACCGAACAAAATGAGATTTAGAACTAATATTGATAGTTTTACAGATAGTACAGAAGTTTCAGATAGGGAAAGAATTGTTAAGACAGAGTTTAGTGTTACTTTGAATGGTTATTTAATACCCGAGGCATATAACGAATTATCTGGTCCCCATACAATGCAAAAATATTTAACACCAAAACAAGTTATTGTTGGGGCAGAAACCACAGTTGATTCTGAAACTTTAGCTGGTACATTTGGTGGGGATGAACAAATGTCAACAATGGGTACGGGCGGTTCAGTAGATGTTGTTTTATCCAATACTTTGACATTATCTTCGGGAACTGGTATAACAGTTACAAATGATGGTATATCTTTTGATGGTTCTACACCATTAACTCATGAAATATCAATCGGACAACCAGTTGGTACAGCAGCAAATGTTCAGTTCAATGCAGTAACTTCTTCTCTAAGGGTTGGAACGACTGCTCCGCTTAATATTAATAATAGTGGTATTACTGGAGATGTAGTTGTTAGTGGTTCTTTAACTACAACCTCTAATCTATCAGTTACAGGTAATGCTTCTATTAGTGGAACTTTAATCGCACAAGAATTTCATACTGAACTTGTATCTGCGTCTATAATGTTTTCAAGTGGTTCTACTATATTTGGTGATACGCAAGATGATACACATCAATTTAGTGGTAGTTTATATACTACAGGTTCATTTGGGTTGAATGGGTATGATGTAACGGAAATATCAAATGATACTTCATTAACAGATAATAGTCAAAATGCATTAGTTACTGAATATGCAGTAAAACAATATGTTAGTGGTTTAGGTTCTGCAGGAGAACAGGCATATTTAAGAAAACAATATGTAAAAATATCATCTGGTATAAGTGGTAATAGTACAGCAAGTTTTAGTGCAGTAACGGCATCGGCACCAACTGGGATGACTGGAACTACTGAACACGATTTTCTATTTTTTATTAATGGTCAATATATGGAACATGATGCATTAACTATACAACAAGCAGCTTCAACTTTTCATCTTAAAGTAGATACAACTTCTATTGGTTATACATTAGAGAGTGATGATGAAATACTTGCTTGGGGTAAGTTCAATTCGTAGGATTATAAAATGCCATTTATATTACAAAATCCATTAACAATAATAGGAGCAAATGGAGTAACAGCATCTAATAGTGGAGTTGAATGGGATGGTGGTACATCCATAGCACAACAACTTACAATCGGACAGGATGTGAGTACAACATCTGATGTTCAATTTGGACAAATTACTGCCAGTTCATATAGATTTGGTAATAATTTATCTATTCTTTCTGATGGTAGTTTTAATAGTAATTTAACAAATACTGGTGATACAACAATTACAACGAATTTGAATATATCTGGTAATGCAACAATTAATGGAAAAATAACTGCAGAAATAATAACTGCAGAATTAACTTCATCTAATACTATTTTCAAATCTGGATCAACTCAGTTTGGTAATTCTTTAGATGATATTCATTATGTTACTGGTAGTTTATATGAAACGGGCTCTTTTGTATTAAATGGGTATAGTAGTAACGAAATATCTAATGATGGTCTTTTAGGAGACAATAGTCAGACTGCAATTGTAACAGAAGGGGCAGCTAAAACATATGCAGATTCAAATGTTGGAACTACTGTTGTTGAACCATATTTACGGAAAAATTTTAATAAAACTGCATCAACTATTTCTAATAATACGGCCAGTTTTAATGGTGTACTTTCAGCATCGGCACCAACTGGTACAACTGCAACAAATGAATCAGATTTTATATTTTTTAATAACGGACAGGTTATGGAACACGATGCATTAACTATAGAACAGAATAGGGGTACTTTTCATTTAATAGCCGATTCTGATAGTTTAGGATATAATCTATCAAGTGATGATGTAATAAAGGCATGGGGTAGGTTTGAATCTACAGGAGAACTTCATTTTGATGGAGAATATGATGAAGTTAATACTGTTTTTTCAGGCAGTAGTGGCCAGGGAACTAATATTCCTTCAGATAAAACTTATTCATTTTGGGCAAAGTCATCTGAAACTGGTAGAAATCAGGCTCCATTTGGGTGGGGAACTAATAAAAAATCTTTTATTTTTAATTTTCATGCCGGCAGACCTTTGAGGTGGTATAATGCTAATTGGTATATATATTGGGATGATACTTCTGCACAAGATGATGGACAATGGCATCATTGGATGGTATTTGATTCTGTAAATGAATTATCTGGTTCAAAATTATATGTAGATGGGACATTAATACCTATAAATTCAATAATCTCATCTTCAGGAGTTCCAGCAAATTATAATCAAGGTTTGACTATTGGTTCATATCGTAACGATGGTAATGCCGTTAATGCACATTTTTCTGGTTCTATAAAGGAGTTTTCAGTATTCTCAGGAGATAAAACAAGTAACGCTTCTATTTACTATAATAATGGAACACCTTACGATGTATCTAATGAAACTGGTTTACAGGCATATTGGAAGATGACTGAGAGTAGTGGTAGTATAGTTTATGATTATAGTGGTAATGTCAATTCCAATGGTAATCGGTATGATGGTACTATTCCAACAGACGGAGGATCAGGTGGGGCCACTTGGAGTTAAATTATAGGTAATTTGATATTTAATAGTATAAAAAGGAAAGTAAAATGGTAAAATTAAAAAAATTATTAAAAGAAAGCAAATACGCGTGGGATAGAAAGTTTGGTGATCCACTTCCCACATTTAAAGATGTAATGGAAACACATCCAAAAACACCTTTAAGGGAAGCAAAATATAAAGAAACTTATAAATCCATAACTGCAAGAGATAAAGAGTATAATAGAATATGGCCAATAGGTGGACATCCAAGAGTTAAAATTATTTCTTGGTCAGAAGTAGAAAAAACGGGTCGTATGAAAACTGCATATATTCAAATTGAAGGTGATAAGATGTGGGTTGATGCATATAAGAAAATAGCCTTTAAAGGTAATGGAGATAAGGGTGATGTTATAGATTTCGTAAGAAAAGAAACAGGTAATTCAAATGCTTAAACTAAAAGATTTATTATTTGAAGGACACGAGAACGATTCTGATGATACTGGTGGAGTTTTATATTATTGGAATGATAAAGTATTATTATGTTTAGGAGAGAAATCTGGTACTTGGCATATTCCTAAAGGTCATATACAAATTGGAGAAGAACCATTAGCAGGTTCAGTTAGAGAATTTACGGAAGAAACACAGATAGTATTAAATGGTATTCCAGACTTAAATAGTACCTATAAGAAAGATAATGGTGGAGAGTTCTATTTATATGTATTAAAGGGAAATACAAAATTTATCCCAAGAATAAATCATGAACATATAGATTGGGGATATTTTGATGTAGGTGATTTACCAAGTCCAATAAATAAGTGGGTTAAGGAGACTATTGAGAATGATTAAACTAAAAGAATTATTAAAAGAATGGAATGATACTTCATTCAGAGATTTACCAAAAAGGTGGTCTAAACCTGTGATGAAAGGTAGAGAACCAGATGGTCTTACGGAATTTGAAAGATTGGGTGGAACTGATGTAGAGTTAGGAAAAGTTTATACGGATATAGATAGACCACCTTTTAAAGTTGAATCTACTATTGATGAAAAAATGAGTGATGAAAAACGCTCCTTTTTAATGTTAAGAATCTATGGAGACAGTTGGAAAGTAAATATGGGTAAGGTTTTTTCGGGTATAAATAAAGGTAAACCTACCTTGATTAAAAAAGGATTAAAAGAAATAAAGATTCTCAATAAAAAAATTGAGGAAATGATTGAAGATTTAATTTAATTATCCACTTTTCTTTTACTATTTCCATTTCTTGATATTTATTAGTGATATGAGAAAACGCCATTGGAGAGACAGAAAAAACCGAAAGTGTCCCGATTGTAATAGAATTATTTATTATACTCGAAAGGACACTTTTGACCGTGCTGTAGGGAACAATGCTGTTTGTAAGTCGTGTGCTCAATCGGATAGAAAACTTGCTATGGATACCATAGAAAAGATGAAGAAACCAAAGAGTAGAGTACACAAAAAGAATATTTCACAGGGAATGACTTTGTATTGGGAAGAAAGAAAACAACAAGAGGCATTGAAGTATAAGGAATTAGAATGGCTCAGTTAAAATTAAAACAATTAGATAGTGTCTTAACTGGTTCATTAGTAATTTCTGGTAGTCATAGCATTACTGGTTCATTGTATGTATCGGAAAGTATATATGGAGATGGTTTAGTATTAGGAGAAGAAGCATATTCTTTAGGTACTAATTATGTAGGACTAAAAACTACACACCAGACAGGTTCAAATGATTATATGATAATATCTGGTAAATCGGATGGAAGTACTTACATATCTGCTAAAGATGGTGAAGAAGTTGAAATTAGAGGGGGTGGTAATAGATCTAATAATTCAATTATTATACCCGATAATACATTTATTAAACTTGGTGGTAGTGCTACCACTTTATTAAGACCAGAATCGGATAATACAACAGATTTAGGCTCTTCTACACTACGATACAAAGACATTCACTTGTCTGGTGATATAAGTGGCTCAACTGCAACTGGTTCGTTTGGAAAATTATTAGGTGATGGTAGTAGTTTAACTGGAGTTTCTGCAGGAGTATTTGCAAAAACGGGATCATTTTATGCAGCAACTCAAGATTTGAAAGTAAGTGGATCACTAAATGTTTCAGAATCAATAAATATAAGTTTAGTAGATAGTGGATCTACTGCTATATATAGTAATAATATACAAAATGGATATCCAACTTCAAATCAATGGCAATCTAATTTAGTAGGTAGTTATTTTAACAATTTTGATAATACTACTCATGTGAGTGAAATATTAAGATTTATGGCTGGAATAATTAGTCATTCAATAGATACAGCATCACCAACCGCAAATACAAAAACATTTGCAAGTGTAGATACAAATAATAATAATTTAGGTTCAACTGCAAGTCAGATAGCTGGTAGATTACCACAAAATTATACATCATTAAGTAACACAACATTAAATTATTTAGTTCACAAGGATTGGACAGGTGTTGGTGAAAAGATTTTTGATGGTATAACTTTTTACGCTAGTAATGGTCCAACTTACTATGTAGATTTTGATTCCAATAGTGGTGGTTCAACAAGTGTTCAATCATCAGCTGATAGTGAATTATTTGGATTAGGTGGTTTGACAAGTGGTGGGGCAACACGATTTGATGTTAGAGTAATAGCAACACAATCATTTAGTGATACAGGAAGTGTTGCAACGCCAACAACAGCATCTAACACATTTACTACACAATCTTATATAGATTATACGATGACTGATTTTGGAACAACGAGTGGTGTGGAATTGGCAAAAATTGCATCTGCTAATCCTGCAGTTATACCTGCAGCATATCAAGATGGTAAATTTGAAAATCTTGGTGGAACTTCTATGACGGGTTCGTTGACAAGAAGATATAGTGGTTCTAATCCGAGCTTAAATAATGATTTCACAAGTGTATCTGCAAGTGGATATTATAATTTTCATGGTTTAAAGGTTGGAATAGCAACTGGATCAGGAGCTTTTACATATGTAAATGGAACTGATAAAAAATATTTTTTCGCACCGAGATCTACAATTAATACTGCTATAGGAGATAACTCATTGGCAGATGTTGGGACAACAACAAGATATTTAACCTGTGTGTCGAGAAGTTTAAGTGGAGCACCTTATGTAACTGGTTCTACTTATGAAATATCAACAAAAATTACAGGACTATTTAATCCGTTATATGCAGCAACAACCACATTAACAGATATGAATGGTGGTAGTGTTGGTGTGGGTAGTGTATCGATAACTAATGATAATATTTCCACGAGTGGTGGAACAATACAAACTGCAAATGCAATCTATGATAGTGGTGGTTCAAGTGCAAGAAGTACGAGCACAGTTCCATATTATAATGATATAGCAATAGTATCTGCATCCGTATTATTTGCTGCAGGTAATGATGAGAATATACAATCTTCAGCAACTCTTACTGATGAAACATTTACGGTTCAGACAAGGGCAAGGGATAGGGATAGTGATTATTCGACATTAGATACTCAAACAATTTATTATCATTCTGCAAGTATGTTTGGTCAACCTCATACAAGTGGAAGTATGGGAGTTTATGGAAGAGCACAAGGATATGATGGTGGAACTTTAGCAGGAACAACAGAAACATTTACTGGTGAAAGTTACAGAATACAATTGGCAGATAACGTACAGGCATTTAATGGAACTGCATGGACAACTACATTTGCAATAAATCAATTAGGTAATTATGACTTACAAGTGAAACCAGGATTTTTGGTAGATCCAGGTGGTAGTTATAGATATTGGTATCCATCAAGTTATGGTAGTGGAACTTACAAGTATTATATTAGAAGATTTCAAACTGATGGTGGAACGAAATCAAGTATGACGGTAAATCTTAATAATAATACATTGATAGCTTGGAACGCTACCACAAATGGTGTTTCATGTGCATTATTATTTGAGAGTTCGGGTAAAAATAGTGGTAATAATAGCGCTTTGGGTGTGGCAAGGATTTATGATCCTACAGCAACTACAAGTAATTTAATTGAAGCAGATATAGCACAAGATAATTTTAAAAATCCATTTTCCACGGCAATTAGTTTGTATGGAAATAGTGGTGGTAGTATTGGAAGTAATACATATACCGTTCCAATAAGAAATGCAGATGGAATGTATTTAGATTCAAATGATAATGAACTTTATGTAATAGTCAGATATAAAGGTGATCCAACACCAATAGATGACATAACATTGACTTTTAGTTAGAGATAAGAAATGGGAAAAATAGATTCAGGGTCAAAATCAAGTAGATTATTAGCGTCAAGAAGATATACGCATAATACCTACACGACTGCTCAAGAATCATTTACAAGTGTACTTGATTTACAGTCGTCTGAGATATATACTCAAACTGGTAAGATTCCATCATCTGGATTACCTTATAGTGGAAGTTCACAGAGTGGTTCTTTTTACTCGGTTAGTAGTGAAAACATTATGAAGTATTGGTATAGACATAAATTGACTAAATCAAATACTAATAATGAAATTTGGTTCTTTTTAGACCCGAGTGGAAGCAATAGTGGAGTTGGTGCACAGTTAATAGATAGCAATCAACAGACTAATTTTATATCTCCTAAATATTCAATAGCTGGATTGGCAACATCTACGGTTGAAGATTCTACTCCAGGATATTTAGCAATTCTTTATAAATCAAGTGCCGTTACATCCGAATCAGTAGATAGTGGTGATATAGTTTCAACTAATGATTATGTATTTGATTATAAAACTGGTGTAATTCAATTTCTTAATTCCGCAAAAGATCCAAGTGATAGTCAATATTGCTATATGTCTGTTTATCAATATGTTGGAAAAACTTTAAACACAGGCCTTGAAATTACTGGAAATATAAGTGCTTCTGCAACCGCTTCGTTTGGAATCGTATCTGCATCTGGTGATATAATATCAGATGGTGATGTTGTAGCATATAACTCATCAGACGAAAGACTTAAAGATAATATAGAAGTTATACAAGGTTCATTGGATAAGATAGATGGTATTCGTGGTGTAGAGTTTGATTGGAACGAGAAATCACCAGGTTGGGCTCAACATAGAGGACACGATGTTGGGGTAATTGCACAAGAAGTTAAAAAAGTCATTCCTGAAATTGTGGTAGAAAGAAAAAATGGTTATTTGGGAGTTGACTATAAACGATTAGTTCCGTTATTAATAGAATCGGTAAAGGAATTAAAACAAGAGATAGAAGATCTAAAGAAAAAAGTGAATTAGAGTAATTTACTTGATATTTATATATTGTATAAGTTATAAATAATAATAAGGAGAAAAAGTTATGGCTAACAAAGAGACAAAGTTCACAGAAGATGAATTGAAATCTTTACAAGACCTACAAAGCTCATATCAACAGAAACAACTACAATTTGGACAATTAGAGGTTCAAAGGTTGTTGGTAACACAACAATTAGACCAATTGGATAATGCTAAGGCTAAATTGGAAGTTGAGTACGGTGAAGTTCAAGAAACTGAACGAAAATTAGTTGCTGATTTGAATGAAAAGTATGGTCCTGGAAATTTAGATCCAGCAACAGGAGTATTTACTCCTGCACCAGTAGAAACTTCAGAAACTACTTAAAATAATCTCCCACAAACATATCGTTTGAGAAAGTTAGGCGATATTTATATTAAATATTTATAGTCTAAAAACGACTAATTTAGTTATTTAAATTATAACATAGGAGAAAAATAATGGCAGAAAGAATCGTATCGCCAGGTGTGTTTACGAGGGAACGGGATTTATCATTTCTTCCACAAGGGATTGCTGATATTGGAGCATGTATAATAGGACCAACACTTAAAGGTCCTGCTTTTGTACCAACTCAAATTAGTAATTTTCCTGAGTTCGAAGAAATGTTTGGAACTACGACCAAAGATTATTATACACCATACGCGGTAGAACAATATTTAAGGAGTGCAGGAACTGTAACGATAGTTCGTATTCTTAACACAAGTGGATACTCAGCAGATTCATTGGCAATTACGACAGGAACTACAACGGCTGCAAAATATGGAAATGCATCAATTAGTATGTCGAGGATGTCTGAAAATGATGTATTTGCTATAACTGGTTCGGATGGAACTAAGTTTAAATTTACAGCTGTGGATTTACCATTACCAGCTGATGAACCTTCAGCAAATTCATATTACTTCCTTGGAAGTGGATCATTAGTTAATAATAGGGAAGAGTTTAAGAATCGTATCCAGTCAATGTCTATTCAAATTAACGCAGCAACTGGTATTCCAGTATCTACATCGGTATGGCAACCAAATGTTTCCCATTCCGTTAATCTTGTAGTAACGGCGTCCCTTTCGGGAACTGGTGGAAATAGTATTTCATTTAAATCTGGAAGTACTAGCACATCACTTGCAGGTGGAGCCGCAGCAATAGGTGGTAAAGTACTCGCAGTATTAGTACCATCTCGTGGTGGTTCAAGTGGAACTGCAGATTTAGAAGGTAGTACAATTATTGGTAACTGGGAATCAGCTTCATTAACATTGAGTGGTAGTAACTGGGGAGCAAAGAGCTTGACAGCAGATGGAAGTGTAAATAAATATAGTTTCAGTTTTAATACTGGAAGTAGTAACGCTTCTTATATTGAAGATGTATTTAGTAGAGATGCACAAGTTCAGAAATCTGGTCAGAATACGGTAGCAGCTTATTTGTATAAGAATTACAAGTATGTACAAACTACATCGGGATATTCCGCAAGTAATACTGTATCAGTCGTAGATGGAACTTTAGGTTTAGGTATAACATATCAAAACGCAGCGACACCCGCTATTCAATCACAGACATTAAATGGTGGAAGGTATAGTTTATTTGCAGTTAAATCTCGTTCACATGGTAGTGATGTAAATAACAAATATAAGATTGTTATTTCGAATATTAAGAAGGCAGGTTCAGTTGCTGGTAGTGATTATGGAACATTTTCACTTCAAGTAAGACAGACTGGTTTAAATGATAATAACTTGACAAAAGATAATATCTTAGAACAATGGGATGGTCTTAATTTTGATCCAACAAGTCCTAATTACTTCGCAAGACGAATCGGTGATAGATATGTAACAATAGACGCAAATGGTAAACTCACTTACAATGGTGATTGGCCAAATCTGTCTAAATACATCTATGTATCAGATTATTCAGAAATTGCTAACAATGAAATACCAAAGTCATTAGTTCCAATGGGACACGCGTCAATTAACAATCCACATGGTAGTGATGATTCAACTGTTCCAGCTTGGACATTCAAAGCAACTCAATCAAATGCACAAGGTGAATTTGATAGTGCTGTACTATATGGTGTAGATTACGCTAATGCTGATGCTGAAGAATATTTAGCACCACATAATTCATTTGGAAATGGTTCAAATACCACAATGAGTCTTGAGGATTTCAATGGACATGCAGACGCATCAACACTTGGAACTACTTATTCAGATGGTACTGAAAAGATAACACTTGACCTTTCTCATATTAAACAGAGAAAGTTCGTTGTTCCATTTCAAGGTGGTTTTGATGGTTCAAATCCAGCAGTTCCTAAATATACGGGAGCGAATATTGTTAATACCAATACTCAAGGATTTGATTGTTCAACATCATCTACTGGTGGTTCAGTATCTTACAAAAAAGCAATTAACGCTATTAGTAACGCTGATGAGTTCGATATCAATATGTTGATAACACCTGGTATAATTCACGGATTACATTCCAAGATTACTAATCACGCGATAGCTAAATGTGAAGCTCGTGGTGATGCATTTTATGTATTGGATTGTGGTATTCATGGTGGTACAATAGCAAGTGCAGTAAATACAATTTCCGCACTTGATACGAATTACGCAGCAACCTATTATCCTTGGGTAAAGATTGTAGATAGAAATACATCGTTACCTGTATGGGTTCCGCCTTCAGTTGTGTTACCTGGTGTAATCGCTTACACAGATAAAGTAGCACACGAATGGTTCGCACCAGCTGGTCTGAATCGTGGTGGATTAACAACCGTACTTGAAGCACAAACAAGATTGACTCATTCTGAAAGAGATGAACTTTATGAAGATAGAGTTAATCCAATCGCTTCATTCCCAGGTCAAGGTGTGGTAGTTTGGGGACAGAAAACACTCCAAGCAAGACCATCAGCACTTGATAGGGTTAATGTACGAAGATTGTTGATTAGATTGAAGAAGTTTATCGCTTCATCAAGTAGGTATTTAGTATTCGAACAGAATACTACAGCTACAAGAAATAGATTCCTTAACATAGTGAATCCATTCTTAGAGTCTGTACAATCAAATAGTGGTTTATCCGCATTTAGAGTAGTAATGGATGATACCAATAATACTCCAGATGTTGTTGATAGAAATCAACTTGTTGGTCAGATATTTATCCAACCAACACGGACAGCTGAATTTATTGTATTGGACTTCGTAGTATTACCAACAGGAGCTACATTTCCTGAATAAGTTTAATCAATAGATTAACTAAACAAAAACCCCTCTTTTTTGAGGGGTTTTTTGTTGCTCGGTATATTTATATATGAAGATACTATAAAACTTCTATAAAACTATGAAAAATGATTATGATGATTTTTATAATTTTTGATATTTATAGTTGAAGAATTAAACTTATTGGAGAATAAAGATGCCAGAACTATTAGATCCTTCTGAAATAATGTTCACACCATTTGAACCGAAAACAAAAAATCGGTACATCATGTACATTGAAGGTATACCAGCTTATCTCATAAAAACCGCTAACAGACCTTCAATAGCCTTTGAAACAATTGAATTAGACCACATCAATGTAAAAAGATATGTCAAAGGTAAAGGGGCATGGGAAGAATTAGAAATTACACTTTATGACCCAGTTGTTCCAAGTGGAGCACAAGCTGTTATGGAATGGGTAAGATTAGCTCACGAGTCAGTAACAGGTAGAGATGGATATACAGATTTCTATAAGAAAGATGTAACTATCAATGTCTTAGGACCTGTTGGTGATAAAGTTGAGGAGTGGACATTAAAGGGAACTTGGATTGTAAACGCTAACTTTAATGATATGGATTGGGCAAATACTACTGATCCAGCGGACATTACACTTACATTAAGATACGATTACGCTATCCTACAATTCTAAACGGAGAAAAACATGAGTTTTTTTACACAGATGTTATCTGGTGATGCAAAAGTTTCCAGTAAAAGATTTATTGGATTTGCATCATTTGTTATGTTAGTAGCTTCTTGGGGAGCAAACACATTTGGTGGATTTGATATTAAAGACCAAATACTTGAATGTTTTATGTACATTACGGTAGTTGGGTTAGGTGTAACAGCAGCGGAGAAATTTGCAGCACCTAAATAATAATTTTGACTGGGTATCTTAATTGATACCCAGTAAAGTTTTAATTAATTGGTTATATTGATGGTTACAAAAACTATTCAATAGAATAATACATAGGAGATAATTATGGCAGAAGAAAAACGCCAATTTCCATCCGAGGTAATAGATTTACCTTCTAAGGGATATTTTTATCCAGAAGATAATCCGTTATCGAGTGGTCAAGTGGAAATTAAGTATATGACAGCAAAAGAAGAAGATATTCTAACTTCTGGAAATTTAATACAAAAAGGAATTGTACTTGATAAACTTTTAGAGGCACTCATTGTTACAGAAGGTGTAACACTTGATGATGTTTTAATAGGTGATAAAAATGCAATTATGGTAGCAGCCAGAGTTTTAGCATATGGTAAGGATTATCCTATAACATTTGTAGATGCAAGTAGTGGTAGACAAAGGGATGAAACAATAGATTTAACTTCACTTGAAGATAAAAGAATAGATTTTACACAATTTACTAAAGGAGTTAATGAGCACCAGTTTGAATTGCCTACTTCAAAAAGAGTTGTCACATTTAAGTTTCTTACTCAAAAAGAGGAACGCCAGATAGATGACGAATTGAAGGCAATGAAAAAGTTTACAAAAGAAACTGGTATTGATCCTGAAATCACTACAAGATTAAAGACTTCCATTACATCGGTTGATGGTGACAATAAAAAAATTACTATAAATAATTTTGTAGAGAATGAATTTCTTTCTGTTGATTCATTTGCATATAGGGCATATTTAACATCAATTAGTCCAGATGTTGATATGACTGTTATGATAGAACTCGACAACGGAGAAGTCGAGGAGGTAGCGGTCCCTGTGACTGCTCAGTTTTTTTGGCCTTCAACCAGAAGATAAACCAAACATACATAATCAAATATTTCAATTGATTTATAACGCCAAGGGCGGATTCACATTCAATGAAGTCTATAATATGCCCGTGTATTTAAGACTTTATTATCTTAAACGACTTAAACAGCAATATGATGAAGAAAATGCTGCCTATGAAAAGGCTACAAAAAAGTCATCTAAATTAAGTCGTCCTAACATAAAAAAATCTAACAGATAATATTATTTTTTCTCTACTTTGATATTTATAATTGATAAGTAACATTCAGTTTTATTTAATTCGGAGAAAAGAACAATGCCTAAGTACAAATATGTTGTCAAAAATGAACAAGTTCTAAATGAGTTTATGGAGAAACTTTGGCGTCATCTTGGACGAAAGAAGGGACGTAAGTTTGTAAAGTCTTTATTTAAAGATCCAGACCTTATACGGAAGATTAAAGCCGCTGAAGATGCTGCAGATGATCTATATGGACATTTAACAAAAGATGACGAACAACTTAGAAAAGATTTAAAAAAGGTATTTCCTAATATATTTTAGATTTTTTTCGAATTAAATACTTCAATATCAAACAAGGTATAATTCGTGGCGATAAATAAAAAACCATTCAATAAAAACATTAGTGAGTCAACTCAGGCATTTCAAGAGTTGGCTAAACGACAAGATGAACAATCTCAGCTCATTGTAAAGTGGATTGCCTCAAATAAAGATATGTGGGATAGCATGTCTGAAACCCAAAAGTTACAATTAATTGCTACCGAAACACTTAATAAAGATTTAAACAAGGGAGTTGAGAAGTGGAATAATCTGGTCGATTTGGCCAAAGAGTACAATAAATCAACTGTTGCCTCATCTGAACATATTCTCGCCCAAGTAGATCATTCAACTGCTATGGGTAAACTGGCTAAAGGATTGGTTGGTAGAGAACAGGAATATAATAAGTTATTACAAGGTGGTACTAAATTTCACAAAGCCAAAGCCGCAATTATGGTTAATACGGTGGATAGAACACGAGAAGTTGCAGGAAATATGTTATCAATAGGTACTTCCGAATTTATTAGTCTTGATTTAAATAGAGATATTGCAAAGGCAAAAGCACACGGGAATAAAGAAGATGTTAAACATTTAAAAAATTTACAGACCCAACAAGATGAAATGAAACGGGTTCATAACAGAATTGATGAAACTGCAAAATTAATCAATCAACCATTTAGTGCTATAGATGATTGGATAAAACAAATACCTATTTTTGGAGGATTGATATCATCACTTATGCCATTTGATGAATGGGGAGAACAATTATCTGATGCATTTAGAGAAGGTGCATCGGAATCGGCCCGTGAGGAGTTTACTGGAAAGACGGATGAGTCCAGACAGGCATCACTGGAATATCGTAGCGGCCTAAAGGGCGCTGATTCAGCAGTATTAGAAGAATATATCCAATCGATGGTTAAAGAAGGGAAAGGTTATATTGACGATATGACTAATCAGTTCGTTTACGCAGAAGGAGAACTTAGTAACGCTGTGCAAAATGCAGAGTCAGTTGGGAACAAGCAGGAAGCACAAATTTTTAGAGAAATGAATCAGGGAGGACCGATAGATAGTACTGTTACTTCTGAGGATTTAACAATATCTGGTGATGTTGTAATGTATGTAAATGGTAGTGTTACTACTACTGGTGGAGTTATAGAGTCTGCAACTGGTGGTACAGATATGGTTGGTGATAATATGATGAATTTTGATGAATGGAATAAATCTGTAGGTAATGCTACAGTAGCGGCACAACAAAGTGTTCATGCACATAAAGGTTATAATGAATATATGGAAGGATTTGCACAACCTAATATTGCAACGGAAGCCTTACCTATGGGTACAATGGAAGAAAATATCGCCAAATTAACAGCCGCCGGAACAACACCAGGAAGTATTCATACTCATGTTGGTAATTTTGACGAACTTATTACTAAAGCAAAAGCACTTATACCAGCTATTATCAGTGCTATGAAAGGTAAAGCAAAAGCACTTATACCAGCTATTATCAGTGCTATGAAAGGTAAAGGTGGTGGTGGTGGTGGTGGTGCACCTTCATTTAAAGGTGAAGGAATTGGTGGACAAGATTTGAGTAATCAGGCAGAGATGGGTGAATCGGCTTACGATGAATCAATAGCAAGAGCCAAATCTGTGGCGTCTCAAAAAGACTTAGGAAAAGAAATACCAAAAACGGCAAAATCATCAGGAAAATTTAGTGGTTTTTTGTCTAAAGCTAAAGGTAGTATGGGTAAAATGATAGGTATTGCTGGTGTACTTGGTGGTGTGTTTTATAAATTGTGGAGTACTGCTAGAGATTTAGGTGTTGCTTGGAATGAGATGCCAATATCAGCTTTAATATTTAAAGACGAAGCACAGGCGGTATTAGACGAGTTCGGGTCATTATCAGATGTGAGTAATGAAGTTTTGTGGACTATGAAAAAGACATCCGTGTTACACGGAGTCCAGGCAACTGATATGGCAAAAATATTAAAACTTCAAGTTGCTACTACTGATTCAACTAAGGAAATGGCACTCGACCAACAAGTAAAGTGGATAAAACAAATTAAAAAAGAAGGATTATCCGCGTCTAAAGTATTTGCTGATATGGCAGGTAATATGGAATTTGTGGCAGCATATACTAAAGGTACTGGTGATAATATAATAGAAGCTACAAAACATGCAGCTAAGCTAGGGTCTAATTTAGGTGTAACTGCTCAAATGGCTGAAAGTTTATTGGATTGGGAAACATCTATTGCCAAAGAAATGGAATTGTCAGTACTACTTAATAAGAATCTTAATTTTGAAAGAGCTCGACAATTAATATATGATGGAAAACTTGTTCAGGGACAGAAAGAAGTTTTAAAACAACTTGGTGGTGAGGCCGAATGGAATAAAATGACGGCCGTACAGAGACAAGAAGCTGCATCTGCACTTAGCATACAGACGAGTGATTTAATGACCTTGATGATGACAGAAGAACAAAAGGCAAAGGCTTTGGCAGACCAAAACAAACAATACAAGCTACAAGGTGCGATAGTCTTTGGAATAATTGGTGCTATAGCAGGAGCTTTGATAGCAAGTGGATTTGGAGCTGGTATCGGTCTGGCTATGTTAGGTGGAATGACAGCAGGTGCAATAGCTGGTGGAGCATTGGGATATTCAACATTTGGTAGTGGGGTGTTCAAAGATATGAAGGGGGCTGGTGATGTTATTGGAGAATCAGGTAAAACAACCAAAATTGCAACAAAAGAAGGTCAATTTAGAGAATTATCACCAAATGATGATTGGGCAGCCGCTCCAAACTTACTTGAAACTATGGCAAGTTTAAGAAATCAACAACCAATAGTAGTTCAGGCAGATAATACTGGTACTGAACAGAAACTTGAACAATTAATTGCATTAACCAATCAGAGTTTAACAGATAGAGAAGAACAGGCTAGAAAACAACGAAATGCAACATTAGATATAGTTAAAGGAAAGTAATGGGTATTGTTGATTTAACACAAAATTTAGAGAACTTTAAATGGACTAAGTATGCTGCTACTACTGAAAATAATAGTCAGATAGGTGGTCGTCATGGTGGAATAAAACCAAACGGACAGCCACCACATCCTAAAGACCATAGTGAACTCGATGATGGAGCAGGAGTTCCACAAACTTTTTATGATGGTCATTCTTCAATAGTAACAGGACAACAAACATTTGAAAGACCAAATCCGAAATCATTAGAAGAAATGGTAAGTAATTTTGGTCCACTTGAAACTGAACCAGAAACAAGAGGTCCATATGGCGTAACAGATTATATGGATGGAACAAAACAAGGACAAGGATTTATTCCACCTGGAGGACATCCACATGGGTTTACAGTTGATATGGGTGAATCTAAATATACTATTGGTGAAGGTGGTTATACTTTAACACCATTATCTCATACTATAGCACAAGTAAGTTCTAATGGACCACATGGTAGTGTTCCAGAACAAACACTTAATATTTCACCCGTAGCTCCAAACGCATGGGCAGAAGATTTTATGACAACTCCATTGGCTGAATATGTAAGTCAACATTCAGAACCAGTTGATTCAGTAACACATCAAGTTGATATGATTACATTATCTGGTCCTACTACACAAGATTATCAAACAAATATAAATGTAACACCAAAGGTAACTGATGCACATGGTAGTGATTTTACTACTTTACCAATATCTGGGTATCCTGGATTGTATGTAGGTTCAGGAGGAGATATTGTTCAGATAGTCCCATCAGCAGTTGGACTTGGAGCATCAGATAGTATAGCAGCAAGTTGGCCTGATAAAATATTTCATGAATTAGGAAATCAACAAGACGAAAAACGATATGATGTATATCAACATCATTTTTTACCAACTATTGATAATTTTAATCATGTGTCTTTATTAACGGATTTATTTGAAAATGAAAGTACTTCTATACCATCCGAAAAATGGAAACTTGGTTCTATACATATAGGTTCACAAGATTTTGCAGGAGCAGTTGGTGGTGCAGCTCCAAGATATTCAGATACTTTACCTGATTGGACGGTAACTGGTAGATATATGACAGAAAATGGTGAATATCAGATTCCAGGATCATTTTTAGAGTTTTTTGGACAAGGAGTAACAGCACAACGGACATTATATAATATACCTCGGTCATATCCAGACCAAGCTACAGCATATTCGATAGAAACACAATTTGGATATACACATGAACAGGAACAAAATTTTCTTTTTACACACGGTGGTGGGATGTTCCAAGACCTTACGGATGTCAGTTTGTATGATAGTATGCCTAACTATCAATTACCTACACCATTAACAACATTTCTCAAAAAGGCATATGATCATACTGAAGAAGTATGGCCGTATAAACAGTTCAGTCCAAACTCAGATGGCGGAGCCAGACTTGTGACAATAAATGCTGGTACTGATGATGAACAAGTTATAAATACATGGGATGAATCACATCCAATTATAAGACACTCGATTGGACAAACTTATATTCCAAGAGATCCAAAACAATCATTTGCTCCAGTAGAATATTTGGCTTTGGCTATGGCAAGAGCCGCAGAAGATACGTTGAGAATTGAAAGTTGGTTACAAACCGAGTCTGGTAAACAATGGGCATCTAAGCAGTATCTTTTACAAGATTATAATCCTCGTCCAGAAACGAGACTTTATAATCCAGTTAGTTTATCTGCATCATTAATACCTAAAGTACATTGGCAAAGACATCTTACTGTTTTTGGATTATTTGCACCTAACAAATATGAAGATTATTGGAAAAATGATGGAGATGATGATATTTGGGGATTTGGAGATCGTGGTGAAGAGTTTAAGTTTGAAAAAAGTAGATTAACAAGATTAACTAAGAATTTTATTGAGTTTGAAAAAAGAACAACTAATAAGTTTATGGATGGATTTGATTGGGGAATAACTTATTTATTTGGTAGAACTCCCAGATGGCCAACTCAAGAAGTATTTAGTCAAAAGGGTGCTTTTGGAGTAGATGGGATTCATTTCCATGATCCTGTAGGTGAGTTTTGGGATGCTAATTTTTGGACACAGGCCACCCATAGTCCAAACCGAGTAGGTGTAAAGAAGTATTATTACCGCTCTTCCTATTCAGAATTGGATACTTTTTCCTATGGTGATTTAGGTTCATCATATTCGGATATGGTTAATTTTAATTGGGCATATTTAGATCCTACTTCCTATGATGATATACCTGAATCAATTAGAAAATTGAGTTGGGAAGGGGGAAATGAAGTATTAGATTCAGATATGTTAATTTATCCAGGAGATGGAAATCGTCCAGATGGTGGTACTATTTCTTTTACGACTGGTAAACATTCTTCCACAAGTGCAGTTGGACTCGGTACTTCTTGGGCAAGTGATTCGGGAGCAAGAAAAGGTGCACCAAGAGGTCCTGTTTCTTATTTTTCATTACCTTATTCAGGATTAACATCCGATACAGGATATGCACCACAAACTGGATTTGAGTTTGTATCACGTATACTTGGTGAAAATTGGATATTTTTTGATCCAACAAATGAAAAGGCATTTAATTGGCATAAGTCTTTGAGTAATAATAGTTTTCATAATAGTATGGAACCTGTGCCAGGTGCAGTGAATCCTCTTGTTGACATTGAAACAAGGAATCTTCTTGTTGAATTACAAATCGACGCAGCTGGTATAGCATTCCAATCGGCCCTTAAAAGACAAGAAGCAGTAACTAAACGTAATCAGGAATTAGCAGCTGCCCAAGCAAATGCTGACCGACAGGCTAAAGTAGAGGAAGCTGCAGCGGCAGAGAAAAAAGAAGCAGATTGGAAAGGTGCTGTAGCTGACATACACCAAAAAATGAGTGACTTGGGTGGTCCTTTTACTATTGGTAAAAAATCTAATTTTTCTCTTACTGATTATGTTAAGAGTTTGGGTGAAGAACCAACAGATATTGCACTTCAAGTATCAGCTTTTGATTCATTAAGTCAATTATATGGGGTTCATGGTAATCCACTTTATACTACAGTTGATGGAGCTCCAAAGGCATTACCGAGAACGAGTCCAGATTTTTTAACAAAATCATACAATAAGTTAAATGGTATTAGTGTTAATCCACATTGGTCAGATTATAGTAATGATCCTGAAGGTGAAGAAGTTTGGAATCCATTATCTCGACTAATAAATTATTCTTGGAAGTTTTGGGATACAGAAAATAGTAAACTTAAAGATTATATAGGTGAAGAACGATTAGGAGAATTAAAAAAGACAGAATTAAAGGACTTAAAAACTAATATTTTTACTCTTAATGATAAAACGGTAAACAAACAACTTGATTTAAATAATATTAAAGAGTATTCTACATTAGCTTATGGTTCAATTCCAATTTCACCTACATTTGCAAGACCAGGACAAATTCAGGATGATGCACAACACGGAAAATATAACTATGAAACAACTTTAAGAAGTGCAGGAGAATTGAATCTAAATGCACTTGATAAAGATGCAAGACCAGCTTGGTTAAATGAATTATCAGAGAAAGATGGAAAGGGTATTAGAGATAAATCAAAGAAAGTAGTAGATGATATTGGTAATCAAGGTAAACCTAATGTAGATAAGGTAGTAGATAGTACACTTGGAGTAATCAAGCATGGTACTAATGATAAAGTTAATATGATACCATATGGAGAAGATTATACTGATAAACAAACTGAAGCAGAAAATAAAACAAGTGATTTTATAAAATTTAAATTTAAAGATGTTGTTAATGATAAGTTTATTGTATTTAGAGCAATATTAAGTGGTATATCAGATAGTATTACACCTGAATGGAGTGGAACAAGATACATAGGTCGTCCAGATCAAGTTTATGTTTATAATGGAGCAGAAAGAAAACTAAGTTTTTCATTTGATATATATCCTAAGACAAAGCAAGAATTGTCAGTTTTATGGCAAAAGACAAATTATCTTGTGGGGTTATGTTATCCATCATTTAGTAGTAATATGATGGTTGCACCATTTATAGAATTGACTATTGGTGATATGTTTAATAGAAGTCCAGGATTTCTTGATAGTTTAACTGTAGATGTTGATGATCAAAGTACTTGGGAAATAGAAGATGGATTACAATTACCTAAGCATGTTACTTGTCAATGTTCATTTACTTATGTTGGTGATGTTTTACAGCAAACCATAGGTAAACATTATGGAGTACCAATAGGTTTAGCACCAACAGGACAAGAATCACTTGCGACTGGACCTAAAGGTGAACCGATTAAGACAAATAGTAAAGGTAAAAGATATTACATACCAGTGGATGCACCAGGTACGGCCGTTGTAGTAGGATAAGGAATAAATTATGTCAAGTAGATATAAACATACTGTAATAAGAAAAAATAGAGAAGGAAAAAGGGTTTTTAAACCAACCTTGTATCCTAAAATCCCCATCCGTGATAGTGATGTTTTTATGTACCCAAAATACGGGGATAGATTAGATAATCTTGCATACAAATACTATGGTGATGTATCTTTATGGTGGATTATAGCAAAGGCAAATAATTTAGATGCGGCACATATCGGACTCGAATCAGACAAACAAATTAGGATTCCTACAGAAATACAACCTATTCTGGCTAAGTTAAAGGAAAGTTCATATTAAATGATTACTTTTAGTAATATACCAGAATCTACACAAAAAACTCTTTTTGATAAGATGAATATGCTTGAAAAGAATGATAAAGTTGTTAGTGCAGGAGAAACACTTACTGATGAAAGTGGAGATATAAAAAAGAATTATATGTTTTCAAGGTCTGTATTTATGAGGATGATTTCACTAAGTACTACGGCAGACGAAAAGCCGGTAGTTTTAATGGGTGGAGAATTGGATTCGTTTGGTAATTTGGCAGAAAATTTTCAATTCCAAGAAGGTCCCAATGCCACAAGAACTATATATGATACGATATCTGATAGAGGGGCTAAATATGTAGGTACTCCAATAAGTGGACACGAACAAAAATATAGACCGCTCCCTGGAGTTAAAGATGTAAATATCGAATTTAAGGGTGGTGGAAGGACTATGGGAGCAACAAGAGCAGCAGAAGTTAACTGGACTTGTTGGAGTTGGGAAGAATTAGATAGATTAACAAAACATTTTTTACATCATGGTGAAACTATATTTATAGATTGGGGATGGTCAGGTGTTGGTGATTTACAAAATATTGAATTGTTTCCTATATTAGAAGTAAATGATGATGGAGAAACACAATTAATAAAATTACAACCTGGTAGAGATTTATTAAAAGAATTGCCAAATCATGTAGTAAATCAGAATGGAAATTATGATGCATTGATTGGGATAGTTAAAGATTTTTCCTGGTCGGTTAGAGAAGATGGTGGATTTGATTGTGTAACAAGTTTGGTTGCACCAGGAATAAGTGTATTAGAACAAGATGTGAAGAAATCTTCAAATCCAAGTTTACAAACTATTGGTGGTATGTTCAAGGATATGAGAGGCTCATCAGTTGAGAAAGTAACAGAAAAAATGGGCGCGATACAGAATATGCTAACGGGAGAGTTCGGTGGATTACTGAGTAGTGGTAATGTAATGACAGAGGAAGAGGCCATTACTCAAGTAGATCCACTCCAATGGCTATCACCAGCTGTTTGGGTTGGGGCAGGTGTTTCTCTTGGAATTGATTTTTATCAATACTTAACCGAAGAAGAAGAAGGTGTTGCAAGTTTTGGAACAGGTGAAGTAAATCATGTAACATTATTACCAGTTGTGGCAGATGATGTTTCTAAGGAGATTGAAACATCACCATTTGAAGATAAAAATAGTCCTTTGCACATGGGTGGTTCATCTTTTCCAGGAGTGGGTGCTTTTGAAAATAAGACAGCAACAACAGAGATAGATAAGAATACAGATGGTAAGACCCTGTTCAAAGGTGGAACCCGTTTTAATATGATGTATAATTCAACACAAGGAACAGTAGCAGCGTATTCACCATTTTTAACATTTGATATGTATATGGATGATTTACCAAATCAGTTGTGGTATAATATCTTACATAATGAAAATATTATGCAAGGTGGTCATATTCTTAGATTTATGAGTTGGTTTACGTTTGGTACTATGGCCGCAAATGAAGAAGTGGGAATTGATTGGGGTGGAGATGGTTGGCAAACAGCTAAATTTAATCCTGGCACATGGAAAACTTATGAACACGATGAGATGTATGTTACTTGGGGTTGGTTCGAGGACAATGTTCTTTCTCGGTTTTTTAGTAAAGTAGAAATGAATATAGTTTTGGGACAATTTAGATCTATTGAACGGATAGTAAATGAAGAAACGGGTGAAGAAGAAGTACATCCTATAAAAATTAGAAATCATGAGAAATTAATTACAACAGATTTTTCTAAGTTTTTACTTTTGAAGAACGAAAGTGATTTTTCATACATGACAATGAATGAGTCTTGGGCAGATCCAAATAAATGGACTGAACTTGATGGTAGATGGAGAGCACCGATAGAAGGATATGGTATGGTGGGATTAAATAATATTAATTCAAGACCATTTGAGCTTGATGAGAATGGTAAGAAATTTTCAATATCACCTTTAATGCCATTTAAACCAATAGAAGGTATGATACATAATTTTGATGATCCCGAAGATCCAAATAGTGGTATTTTAAGAAATGTATATTTTAACGCAAGATATTTAAAAGAAAAAATGGCTAACGCAAGTTCTGTACAACAGGCAATTCTAAATGTATGGGATGGATTTTCAGACGAATATGGTGGGATTTATAATTTTGGTATTGATTGGACAGATGATATGAACACAGTACAGATTGGACAGATGATATGAACACAGTACAGATAAAAGATAATGGATGGGTCTTGGATCCAGTTTTAGAGAAATTAAATAATAAAAGTCATCAAAAAGATCCAGATGCTTTGGATGAGAAAGATAAAGAAGAAAAATTAGATGGACTTTTTGAATTTCCTACTTGGCAAAAAAGTTCTATGGTAAAATCTCAGAATATGGAGGCAAGGTTACCAGATAGGATGCAACTTGTAGCTATGTATGGTGCACAGAATATGACTGATGGTGATGAAACTGAAACCTTAAATGAAGATGAAAAAGCTGGTTTAGCATGGAGTAGAATATTAGGAAATAAAGATTTGACAGAGGAAGGGTTGACAGCAGAAGAGGCCAGAGTAAAGTTAAGGAAATCTGTTTTGGGTGGACAAGTTGATTATCCATATAAAAATAATCTACCTTTTGGTCGTGCAGATGCAGATATTAATCAACCTTTGATATATGGTGGAAAGGCAGGCAGTCAAGATGGAACTATTATATATGAGTCTATTTTAGATGAGTTGATGAAAAAAGAATATGATAAGTATAAAAAGGCAAATAGGGAGGTTGGAGAAGAGGATATAACAACAACTGATGAAGAACTGAAAGCAATGAAACTTGATAATTTTCATCGCAAAGTATTTAATGGAGTTGTCTGGGGAGCAGATTTCAGTTTACCAGAATTTCAAAGTAAATATCAAGTATATAAAAAGAATAGTTTAATAAAATTTTACTTGTTGTTTGATGGTATTAATGAACGAGTTGAATCTAATGATGTTGCAGATGGAAGTCCTTGGAATAAGACACACGATATAATAATGAAGTCACCATATAAAAAATATATAGTTAAAGAGTTAAAGGGAAACGAGGGATTATCTGCTGTTCACGATCCTATAATACCAATAGAATTAGAACTTGAAATAGATGGTACTTCGGCAATTTTCCCAGGCAATGCATTTCAGAGTTCATATATTCCAGGAGGATATAGAGATAGGGCATGTTTTCAAGTAAAAGGAGTTAGTCATAAAATAGATTCTTCTGGATGGTCAACTACATTAAATAGTCAAATAAGAGCATCAATGGGAAAATTAAAGTCAGAAGAAAAGGAAGAAATAACCAAACGGAATCCACGGGCAAATGAAGAAGCGGCATTAGATAAGGTAAATAAGGCTCTTGACCAAAAATCAGAAGAAGATTTAAGAATTATGGCAGCTATGTTAGAGAAAAAAATAGCCGAAGATGCATATAATAAAGCTTTAACGGAAGGTCAAGAGAGTGGTACTTTAAAGGAAATACCAGAACCTGGTGAAGGTACAGATACGACAACAGCACAAACACCAGTAATTAATCCATCAGTTTCAATTGCAAATATTGCTATAGGTACGGGTGGACAGGCCATGGTAGATGGACAATTATTATGGAAAGACGAGGCAATGACAGACCCAGTATATAATGAAACTTTGACTGCACAAGTGAAACATAAACCAATGGATATTGAGGGGATGAGTAAGGGGGATATTGCTTTTCAGATGGATACATCTGCAGATGGTTCTCTAATTAAGATAGGAATTTCTGAAAATGGTGTATCTGCAGAACAATTTACTCAAATGATGCCTGGTATTAGTAATAGTATTATGTCCAGTTTACCAGCAGGTTCGAATATTGATGCATTAATGATAAATATTTATGATAATGTTACGGCTCCAGGTTCTTCTGGAACTACAATTAGTATACCGACTGGAGGGTAGATAAATGGGAATACAAGTAAATAACATAGAACGACAAACTGAATATAAACATGCTGAAAAGAATCAATTTGTTTATTCTGATTATTATCCATTTCCTAACGGGTCGTTATATAAAATTATATATACTAAAGATAAACAAGAAGTTTTTGTAGATAGAAAAGGTAGAAAACTTATTCCAGTAAAAAATGATACTATGTTTCATCAATATTCAAGAATATCAGGTGAGGGCCGAGAAGTTTATCTTAATCCACATAAACCAATTATCGGAAAGAAAGAGAAAAAAAGTGGGTTTATAATTAGATTTTTTGCAAGATATTTGTTAGATGGTGAAGGTACTATATTTGAAATAAGTCCATCATCTTATGAGAAAGATCCAAAATTATATCAAGTGGCTAGTTTAAGATGGAATATTACTGGAACACCAAAGAAAGTAACAACGTCAAATTTAGTGTCTGTATTACTTACAGAAAAAAAGTTACCAGGTATTAGAAATCATCTTATAAATCTACTTGAGTTTTATCAAGAAAAAGAAAATCCAGAATCCACTACAAGAAAAAAACTTGAACGATTATTACACAATCCACATTCGTACACTTCGAAAGAAAGAGCTTTATCAGTTGCAACTTCAATGGGATTGAGTGGGGCCCATCAGATGCCAAATGGTAATTGGATGCCAGGATCAACTCATGAAGAATATAATAAATCATTGAGTAGAGGAAAGACAATAACAACAAATACGGGTGTTTCTATAGTAACTGATAATATAAGAGGAAGTTCAGGATATTAATTGACATTTTGACAATTTAATTTAATATATATAAATAAAGGTTATAGTAATATGAAAATAGATGTATTAGATAAAGGTTACATTGAGGTTGTAGACACTCTCGGTGATGACTTGACACCAGTTAATGCAGCAAGAGTATCATTCGGTGGTCGTAGTAAAACATTCGAAGATAAAGACAGACGATTATCTAAGTTCCTAATCAAACACAAACATTTCAGTCCATTCAGACACCAGCATGTCATGATGATTATCAAGGCACCAGAGTTCGTAATGAGACAATGGTATAAGCATGTAGTTGGGATTGAGACTACATCCAATAGTTCTACAAAAGACCATGCTTGGAATGAAATAAGTGGTCGTTATGTAGAAGTAGAAGAATACTATGAACCATCAGTTTGGAGAAAACAATCTAAAGATAATAAACAAGCTTCAGATGGTGAATTAGGTGATGAACAAAATAGTAGAGCAATTCACGCTTATAATACTGCTTTAAATACAACAAAAAATATGTATGAAAGATTGGTAACACATTATGGTGTAGCTAAAGAACAGGCAAGAGTTATCTTACCACTTTCACAATACACAAAAGTATGGTGGACAGCATCCTTTCAGTCTATTATGAATTTTATAGAACTTAGAGACGAACCAACATCACAAGTAGAGATACAAGAATATGCAAAAGCAATGAAAAAGATTATGTTAGATGTATTTCCAGAAACTACTAAACTATGGGAAGAAGTATACTGGAAATGAAAATAATATTTTGTGTTCCAGGAAACAGTTTTTCAAATAGGTTTTTGAAGTGTTGGACTAATCTTACCAAAGAGTTACATAAAAGAGATATTGAATATGAACTTTTAAGTCAATATATTCCTAATGTTTATAAAGTTAGGTCATTATTGTTAGGTGCAGATAGAAATTTTGGTTTATATCAGGCCCCCTGGCAAGGTAAAAAAGAATATGATTATATCATGTGGATTGATTCAGACCAAGTATTTGAACCAGATAATTTCTTTAAGTTATTAGAACATGACAAAGATATAGTTTCTGGATTATATTTAAGAAAGCCAAAAGGGGATACATTAAATGATATACCTATACAATATGCATGTTTTAATGAAAATGGGGAAGGGTTGTATACTAACGAGGTTAATGGTGAGTTGATAAAAGTTTGGTCAAATGGTATGGGTTGGATGTTAATTAAAAAGGGTGTTTTTGAAAAGATAGAGTATCCTTGGTTTGGACCAATTATAGAAGGACTTGGATTTCATGGAGAAGATGTTAGTTTTCAGTTAAGAGCAAAAGAATCAGGATTTGAATCTTATGTTGATACAAGTATTATAGTAGGACACGAAAAGGGGATATTGTTGAAATGAACGGATGGATATTATATAAAAATAAAGTAGAAGAATCTTATGAAACTCAAAAACTTATAGAAGAATTTGAGAAACAAGGACTTAAAATTCGTGTAGTCAATCCACAAGATGTAGATATTTTTGTCGATAGAGACGATAGAAAATCTATATTAGTTGCTGGTAAATCAAGACCTTTGCCCGATTTTGTGATACCAAGAACGGGTAGTGGAACAACTTACTTTATTAAAGCTATTATTCGTCATTTAGAGAGGTTGGGAGTGATACTTATTAATGGAAGTAATTCCATCGATACAGTTAAAGACAAGTTATATACACAACAAGTTTTAGGACAATCAAGTTTACCAGTACCAAAGACTCTATTGGTTAAACATCCTATTGATATAGATTTTGTAGAAAAGAATATAGGATATCCAGCAATCATTAAAACTCTAAGTGGTTCATTTGGTGCGGGTGTATTCTTATGTGAAAACAGAAAACAATTACAACAACTCTTAAAAATGGCAGAAATAACTAAACCAAGTTATAATATTATTATTCAAGAGTTTATTAAAGATAGTTATGGTAAAGATTTAAGGGTATTGGTAGTCAATGGTAAAGTAGCTGGTTGTATGATGAGACAGGCAGTAGATGACGATTTCAGAGCAAACATTACACGGGGTGGGGAAGGTATTCCATATCAGATTGATGATGATATACAATGGTTAGGTGGAGAATCTTCAAGACTACTTAACTTGGATATAGCAGGAGTTGATTTGTTATTTGATAATGGTGGATATAGAATATGTGAGGTAAATTCATCACCTGGATTTGAGGGAATGGATAAGTTCTGTAAAACAAATATTGCAGAAAAAATAGTTACTTATGTAAAACATAAAATAGGTTATAGTGATAATAGAAACGAAACTTGAGTTTGAGAGTTTTTTAGAAAAATATCAAGATTCAAGTTGTATTTTAATTCCAATCTTATGTGATGTAAATAAACATCCAATAGAAAATGATTTGTGCCTTCTATATGTGAAAATATTAGATGGTGAAGAATATCTTTTGCCGTTTAGACATAGTGAATCAATGAATCTTGATAAATCATATTTTGATAGGTTAGATTCAGACCATAAAAAGTATGTATATAATAAAAAACAATTTAATCACATTGTTAAATGGAAAAATATTATAGATATAAATCTTCAACATTATATGGAATACAATGAACCATTATACATTGAAGATATAACGACAAATACCCACGATTATTTTAATAGAAAGTATTATAAAATGAATGGAGTAAATTGTGTAGTTCCTATATTGAAACATTTGGAATTGTGTAGAAAGTTATCCAATGAATTTCAGAAACATATTGATTTACCAGTTCATCAAGAATATAATGATGATATAATTGATAATTTGACTTACTTAGAAACTGCTGGGTTAAATACCAAAGAAAGTATAGTTTTTAGTGAATATAATCCCTATACCAGTACAGGTAGACCAAGTAACAGGTTCGGTGGTATCAATTTTGCAGCTCTGAACAAGACAGATGGTAGTAGAAAACCATTTCGTAGTAGGTTTGATAGTGGTTTATTGGTAGAGTTTGACTATGATGCATATCACTTACGATTAATAGGAGAAGTAGTTGATTATAAATTTCCAGATGGTTCAGTTCACGAACATATGGGAGAATTTTACGGATGTGATTACCAAGAGTCTAAAAATCGGTCTTTTCAGTACTTATATGGTCATATTCCACAAGAAGTCATACAAATCAATCCATTTTTCGGAAAAGTTCACGATTATATAAATAAAATTTGGAGTGAATATAAACAAGGGGATTTTATAACTTCTAATATTTATAGTAAGAAGATATATAGAAAGAATTTATCTGATATGAATAGGAATAAGCTATTTAACTATATCATACAATTGATGGAGACAGAAAACAATATGAAGATGTTAAGTAACTTAATTCCTTTTTTAGAATCATACAAGAGTCGGTTAATTTTGTATAGTTATGATTCATTTTTATTTGACTTTAACTTAAACGATGGAGTTGATTTTTTGAAAGAAACAAAAAAGATTATTGAGAGTAACGGGTTATTTCCTACTAAAACAGGTAAGGGGAACAACTATCATGAAATGGAAGATATAACGGAGAAGTTATGAAGAATTGGGATAAAATATTAAAAGACTTTTCTCATAAATGTAAAGGTGGTGCCCCAGATTTCACAAATTCAACACACCTTCAGTTTTTAAGAGAATCATTAATAAAGTTTGGTTGGAAAGAGAATGCCATGAATAAGTTTATTGGTAATTTGAGAGAAGATAAACCTGGTGTATTTATGGGTTATACTAACAAGAATAAAAAACGATATTTTCCAGATGCAGGTAAATTAGCAGCCGCAATAAAGAGGAAAAGTGTCACTGCTGCACCTAATAGTGGTGGTGGAGCTGCAGCTGGTGTTGGTGTAAAACCTAAAAAGAAAAAGAAGAAACCAATTAAAAAGAAAAAAGTAAAAAATAAATCTTTAAGAAAAGGTGCA